CCGTACCAGCGGGACTACCACTACCGTTAGTTCCGGTTGTACCGTTTACAATGTTTACAGTATCAAATACCAAAAGCCTGTTCGTGTTACAATTTGAAACATCGTTTACCTGCCAAATATCTGGAGTATAAATTGTTCCGTTAGACCCAGTTGCTCCTTTGGCTCCAGCGGCTCCAGCAGTACCTGTTGCTCCTTTAGCACCATTGGTACCATTAGCCCCTGTTGCTCCTTTGGCTCCAGCGGCTCCATTGGCACCGGTAGCACCCTTAGCACCCTTAGTACCTGCTCCTGTTGCTCCTTTAGCACCAGAAGATCCGTTGATGTTTCCTGTTTGATTCCATTGACTTCCATCCCATTCGTATACGTCACCGTTATCAGTGTCAAGATATTGATCTCTTAGGTTTACACCAGCCGCTGTTGGGGCTCCACTGTCAGAAGTCCATTGTGAACCCTGAACCCCTTTAGCGCCAGTTGCTCCTTTGGCTCCAGCAGTTCCTTTAGTCGCTGTTCCGGTTGCTCCTTTGGCTCCAGCGGCTCCAGCGGCTCCTTTAACTGAAGCGCCGGTTGCTCCTTTGGCTCCAGCGGCTCCAGCGGCTCCTTTCGTTGCGGTACCTGTTGCTCCCTTGTCTCCGGTTGCGCCCTTGGTTGCAGCACCAGTGGCGCCTTTTTGACCTTTAGTCGCTGTTCCGGTTGCTCCTTTGGCTCCAGCGGCTCCAGCGGCTCCTTTAACTGAAGCGCCAGTTGCCCCCTTGTCTCCAGTTGCTCCTTTAGTAGCGGCACCTGTCGCTCCTTTTTGACCTTTAGTTGCTGTTCCAGTCGCTCCCTTGTCTCCGGTTGCTCCTTTTGTAGCAGTACCGGTTGCTCCCTTGGCTCCCGCTGCTCCTTTAGTAGCGGCACCTGTCGCTCCTTTAGCACCATCGTTACCAGCAGTACCTGTTGCTCCTTTTGTAGCAGCGCCGGTTGCTCCCTTGTCTCCAGTTGCCCCCTTAGTAGCGGCACCAGTTGCTCCCTTGGTTCCCGCTGTTCCTTTAGTTGCGGCACCAGTCGCTCCCTTATCTCCAGTCGCTCCTTTCGTTGCTGCTCCTGTTGCTCCTTTATTACCCGTAGGGCCTTCTATACTACCTGTTGAGTTCCATTGACTTCCATCCCATTGGTACACCTCGCCATCATCTGTATCTAAGTATAGATCATCAGTGTTTGAGGGTGCAGTCGTTGGGGCACCAGCGGCTGATTGCCATTGTGATCCCTCAACACCCTTGGATCCTGTGGCTCCTTTAGTACCTGCTTCACCTTTCTGGCCTTTGGTTGCTGTTCCAGTTGCTCCTTTGGCTCCAGCAGTTCCTTTAGTAGCAGCACCTGTTGCTCCTTTATCACCAGTCGCTCCTTTAGTCGCTGTTCCAGTCGCACCCTTATCACCAGTCGCTCCTTTAGTCGCTGCGCCAGTTGCCCCCTTGTCTCCGGTTGCTCCTTTCGTCGCTGTTCCAGTTGCTCCCTTATCACCAGTTGCCCCTTTAGTAGCAGCACCAGTTGCTCCCTTCGCACCCGTAGGGCCTTCTATACTACCTGTTGAGTTCCATTGACTTCCATCCCACTGATAGACCTCACCGTCGTCAGTGTCAAGATATTGATCATCAGTATTTGACGGTGCAGTCGTTGGGGCACCAGCGGCTGATTGCCATTGTGATCCCTCTACTCCTTTAGATCCGGTTGCTCCCTTGGCTCCCGCTGTTCCTTTAGTTGCAGTACCAGTTGCGCCTTTATCTCCAGTCGCTCCTTTCGTTGCAGCGCCTGTGGCACCTTTAGTACCATCAACACCTTTTAGTCCCTTATCACCCTTAACAGCGGTTCCTGTAGCACCTTTGGCTCCGTCTATACCTTTATCTCCAGTAGCACCCTTAACAGATGCTCCTGTAGCGCCTTTATCTCCAGTTGCCCCTTTGGTTGCAGCACCAGTAGCGCCTTTATCGCCAGTTGCTCCTTTAGTAGCGGTACCAGTTGCGCCTTTAGTTCCGTCTATACCTTTATCTCCGGTAGCGCCTTTGGTTCCATCTATTCCTTTTTGACCGGTCTGTCCTTTGCTACCACCTGGTCCTTGAGGTCCCTGTATACTACCTTGTGCATTCCATTGACTTCCGTCCCATTGGTATACCTCACCGTCATCGGTGTCTAAATACTGATCATCTACGTTAGAAGGAGCAGTCGTTGGGGCACCAGCGGCTGATTGCCATTGTGATCCCTCAACCCCTTTCTGGCCCTTGTCGCCTGTCGCGCCCTTAGTACCGTCTACACCCTTCTGACCCTTATCTCCAGCAGTACCTTTATCTCCCGCTGTTCCTTTTGTGCCATCAATACCCTTCTGTCCGGTTTGTCCTTTATCTCCCGCTGTTCCTTTAGTTGCGGTACCGGTCGCTCCCTTGGCACCAGCAGTTCCCTTAGATCCCTCTATACTTCCTTGAGCAGCCCATGCACTGCCATTCCAAGAATATACTTCACCGTCGTCGGTGTCTAGGTACTGATCATTTGTGTTCGATGGAGCAGTAGTCGGAACACCAGCGGCTGATTGCCATTGTGAGCCTTCGACGCCTTTTTGGCCCTTGTCTCCTGTGGCACCTTTAGTACCATCAACACCTTTTAGTCCCTTTTCTCCTGTTGCTCCTTTTGTGCCATCTATTCCTTTCTGGCCTTTATCACCAGCAGTACCTTTATCTCCAGCCGTTCCTTTTGTGCCATCAACACCTTTTAGTCCTTTATCACCTGTTGCTCCTTTTGTGCCATCAAGACCTTTCTGGCCTTTATCACCAGTCTGTCCTTTGTCTCCAGCCGTTCCTTTTGTAGCAGTACCTGTGGCGCCCTTGTCTCCGGTCTGACCCTTTGAACCTCCTGGTCCCTCTATACTTCCTTGAGCGTTCCATGTTGTTCCATTCCATGAGTAAACCTCTCCATCATCCGTATTTAAATACTGATCGCGTATGTTTACACCATTGGTTGTTGGTACTCCACTAGAAGAAGTCCATTGTGAGCCTTGAACACCCTTAGCGCCAGTTGCTCCCTTAGTACCGTCAAGACCTTTCTGGCCTTTATCACCAGTTGCACCTTTTGTTCCGTCAAGACCTTTTTGGCCCTTGTCTCCCGCTGTTCCTTTTGTTCCGTCAAGACCTTTTTGGCCCTTGTCCCCGGCGGCACCCTTAGTAGCAGTACCCGTCGCTCCTTTAGGTCCTTGAATACTACCTGTGGAAGCCCACGCTGTTCCGTTCCATTGATAGACCTCACCGTCGTCGGTATCAAGATATTGGTCATCCACGTTAGATGGGGCAGCAGTCGGAACACCAGCAGCAGAGGTCCATTGTGATCCCTCAACTCCTTTAGCACCTGTGGCACCTTTGGTTCCATCTATACCTTTTTGTCCCTTATCTCCAGTTGTTCCCTTAGTTCCGTCAAGACCTTTCTGTCCCTTATCACCAGCCGTTCCTTTGTCTCCAGTAGCACCTTTGGTTCCATCTATACCTTTATCTCCGGTTGCGCCTTTTCCACCTCCTGGTCCTTGAGGTCCTTCAATGCTTCCCTGAGCAGTCCACGCAGTCCCATTCCAAGAATAGACTTCTCCATCATCAGTATCAAGATATTGATCTCCAGAATTCACCCCATTAGTTGTAGGTGCTCCATTGGAAGAGGTCCATTGCGAACCTTGCACTCCTTTAGCGCCTGTTTGACCCTTATCGCCAGTAGCACCCTTAGTACCGTCTATTCCTTTTTGACCTTTGTCTCCGTCTATACCCTTATCTCCGGTTTGACCCTTGGTGCCATCTATTCCTTTCTGACCAGTCTCTCCTTTCTGTCCTTTAACAGCGGCTCCAGTTGCTCCCTTCGCACCCGTAGGGCCTTCTATACTTCCTTGAGCAGCCCATGCACTGCCGTTCCATTGATAAACTTCTCCGTCGTCAGTATCCAGGTACTGATCGCCTATGTTTACGCCATTAGTTGTTGGTACTCCATTGGAAGAGGTCCACTGAGAACCTTGAACACCCTTAGCACCTGTGGCGCCCTTGTCTCCATCGACTCCTTTTTGACCCTTGTCACCATCTATTCCTTTTTGACCTTTGTCACCGGTGGTGCCTTTATCCCCTGTTGCTCCTTTTGTGCCATCTATTCCTTTCTGACCAGTCTCTCCTTTCTGACCAGTTGCACCTTTGTTACCAGTCGGCCCTTCGATACTACCTTTGGATACCCACGCTGTTCCGTTCCACTGATAAACTTCTCCATCGTCGGTGTCTAAATATTGATCATCAACATTAGATGGGGCACCAGTAGGGGTGCCGGGAGCAGACTGCCATTGTGAGCCTTCGACTCCTTTAGTACCAGTAGCACCTTTGTCTCCGGTTTGTCCCTTGACTCCATCAATACCTTTTTCGCCCTTATCACCGGTGGCACCTTTATCACCAGCAGTACCCTTAGTACCATCTATTCCTTTTTGACCGGTCTGTCCTTTATCACCAGTTGCACCTTTTCCACCTCCTGGTCCTTGAGGTCCTTCTATACTACCTGTTGAGTTCCACGCTGTTCCGTTCCACTGATAGACCTCACCGTCGTCAGTATCAAGATATTGATCGTCTGTATTAGAGGGCGCAGTAGTCGGGACACCAGCGGCTGATTGCCATTGCGATCCCTCGACCCCTTTAGCACCCGCTTCGCCTTTCTGGCCCTTATCTCCAGCCGTACCCTTGGTACCATCAACGCCTTTTTGGCCTTTGTCTCCAGCAGTACCTTTCCCTCCAGTAGGTCCTTCTATACTTCCCTGGGCAACCCAAGCGTTTGATTTGAATTCATAAACCTCTCCATCATCTGTATCAAGATATTGGTCTCCTTCATTATTACCAGTAGATGTTGGTGCTCCAGGAGCAGAAGTCCATTCAGATCCTCTGACACCATTTATTCCTTTGTCACCGGTAGCGCCCTTAAGACCATCTATTCCTTTCTGACCCTTGTCTCCAGTCTGACCCTTGTCTCCAGTCTGTCCTTTATCTCCAGCGGTACCTTTTGTACCGTCTATACCCTTCTCTCCAGTAGCACCTTTTACAGAAGCACCAGCAGGTCCTTCTATATTACCTGTAGATACCCACGCTGTTCCGTTCCATTGGTACACCTCGCCGTCATCGGTGTCTAAGTATTGGTCATCTGTATTAGAAGGAGCAGTCGTTGGGACACCAGCAGCAGACTGCCACTGCGATCCCTCCACTCCTTTAGCGCCAGTAGCACCTTTAGTACCATCAACGCCTTTATCACCAGTAGCACCTTTAGTACCATCTATCCCTTTTTGACCTTTAGTACCGTCTATCCCTTTTTGACCTTTGTCACCAGTCTGCCCTTTGTCACCTGAGGCTCCTTTGTCTCCAGCGGTACCTTTTACAGAAGCGCCAGCAGGTCCCTCTATACTGCCTTGTGCATTCCACGCTGTTCCATCCCAAGAGTATATTTCACCGTCATCGGTATCCAGGTACTGATCGTCTATGTTTACGCCATTAGTTGTTGGTGCTCCATTGGAAGAGGTCCACTGAGAACCCTCAACTCCTTTCGCTCCAGTAGCACCTTTCTCTCCTTTAGCACCTTCATTTCCAGTAGCACCTTTTGTACCATCTATTCCCTTATCACCAGCAGTACCTTTTCCTCCTGTAGGGCCTTCTATACTACCTTGTGCATTCCATTGACTTCCATCCCACTGGTAAACTTCACCATCATCAGTGTCTAGATATTGATCATGTTCATTGACCCCATTAGTTGTTGGAGAGCCTGGGGCTGAGGTCCATTGAGAACCCTCTACTCCCTTGTCTCCAGTGGCTCCCTTAGTGCCATCTATTCCTTTATCTCCAGTAGCACCTTTAGTACCGTCGACTCCCTTGTCTCCAGTAGCACCTTTAGTACCGTCAGTCCCCTTATCTCCAGTGGTACCTTTAATACCAGTATCACCCTTGGATCCGGTTGCACCCTTAGTACCATCTATTCCTTTTTCGCCGGTCTGTCCTTTTTCTCCGGTAGTCCCCTTATCTCCAGTGGTACCTTTAATACCAGTATCACCCTTATCTCCGGTTGCACCCTTAGTGCCATCAATCCCTTTTTGACCAGTCTCTCCTTTTTCTCCGGCAGTTCCTTTAGTACCTTCAGTACCCTTGTCTCCTGTACTTCCTTTATCTCCTCTGTCACCTGTAGTTACAAATGACACTATTACATCATCGCTGTTTGCAAATGGATCAGCACTTGAAAAGCCCTGCTCACCTATGTCTATTGACCACCAACCTGTTTGATCAGTTAGATCACTAATACTAAACAACAGAAAGATTGAAGCATCGAGTCTCTTAGAAACCCTTACATGACCTTTAACAGCGGATGTTACAGATGATATAGTTGATAAAAAAGAATCAATGCTATTACCGTCATCATCGGTTGAGTCAATAGCCATTATAGTTGAAGTTGATTGATCTCCTCCACCCTGATTAACAACGACTATACCTGTTCCGGGATCAGCACTTACGTCTGTTGATGTACTAAATGTATAATCAAAAGTAGCACCACCAAAGTTACCTTCAGTACCCTTGGATCCTGTGTCCCCCTTAGTGCCATCAATACCTTTTTGACCGTCTACCCCTTTTTGTCCGGTTTGACCTTTATCTCCTGTTGCTCCTTTTACTCCAATCTCACCTTTCTCTCCAGTAGCGCCCTTATCACCAGAAGTGCCCTTGGTTCCATCTATCCCTTTATCACCGGTTGTTCCTTTATCTCCCGCTGTTCCTTTGTCACCGGTTGATCCTTTTACTCCGATATCACCCTTAACTCCGATTTCACCTTTATCTCCGGTAACTCCCTTATCTCCAGTAGTTCCCTTAACTCCGATTTCTCCTTTATCACCGGTAGTCCCTTTCTCACCAGTGGTACCCTTAACTCCTTGATCTCCTTTAACGCCAATCTCTCCCTTTTGACCTTTAGAACCTACCTCACCCTTCTCACCTTTGGCGCCAACAAGTTGAGTAACACTTCCGGGTGTTATTACCGCTGTTGTTTGAGGTGGTAGTGTAACGTCAAAGACGAGTCCTCCTGCTTCTATTACTATGATTTCTACTTCAGCCATTAGGGATTATTCTGAAATTTATGTTACTATGTCTTGCACTACTTCAAAGGTTCCGTAGAACCAGGTCTCAACAGTGCTTGCTGATGTAAGTGTTGATTGAAAGCCATACACATATGTACCTGCCGCAACTTGCATATTAGTCGAGGATATGGTTACTAAGAGGTTTCCATTTATATCTCCTGTTATAGAAATAAGACCATCTGCAATAACCAATGGTCCATTATCATATTCTCTAACCTCCATTTTAAATGAGTATAGAGTCAAGTCTAGTTTTACACCGTTTGATGATTTGACTACAGATTTTAAAATAAATGTATCACCACGTCGCGTACAGATATTCAACTGAGCAGCGTTGTTCATATTTAAGTTTGTCGGGTTAGGACATGAACATGGACTATTTGAGCATCCGCAAGCCATATTAGGATAGGGTTAGGTTTGTTATTACTTCTTCTTCAAGTGGAGGTCTATCTCCTTGTCTCTGGGCAATTAATTTACTCTGAGCAATTGTTTGTTTATCTATTCTAGCATCTTTGCGATCTTCAGAGGCCATTTGTTCCTGTTGCTTAACACCACTTTCGATCTGCTGCTCAACCACGCCATAGTCACCCTTCATTTGCTCAATCTGTATCTTAAAAGAATACTCAAGTTCCATGAGTTGCGCTTTTGCCTGTGTCTCTAATTGAATACGCTGTGCATCTATTTGAGCCTCAAGTTGTTTCTTTTGCATTTCAATCTGTCCAGAAACCTGTGATGACTGAGCATTTGCCTGAGATTGCATCTGCATATTTTGTGCAGCCATTTCTTGCTGCTGCTTCATACGTTTCTTTCTACGTACAATTAATAGGCGCTCTGCTTGTTCAACGTCTTTTATTTGCCTAACAGCGATAGCATCCTCAAGATCAATTTCTTTTTGAGCCAGCGCTATTTGAATGTTTTGTTCAAGATATTGCTTATCTAACTCATTCATCTCAGTTACAACCATCACTCCAAAGTTGTACATGGATAAGTTGTTAAACGAAGTGATTACCGCCATGTTTGTTTCTCCAATAGCATTTGTATACGCTTTATAGAGAATACTTTTAGGTGGAATAATCTGTAAACATCTTACAGTGTCTTCACAAACTTTTTTGTAAAGAACCATAGCAGCATTAGTAATATCATATATAGCATTATTACCCGCTGTTATTTGCTGCTGTCTAACACCCACAAGTGCGTCTCCCTTAGGTGATGTACCATCCATCACTTCATTGATGCCTGTAGCGTCTCTAATCATCCTTAGGTAGTGATTATAAACTGCGACTAACTCCTGTATGTTTCTAATAGCATTTCCTATCTCACGAACAGGAGGGTTCTGGAATCCACCTTCTGGGTTCTTGCTTCTATAATAGAAGATCCCTGTCTGCTCATAAATATCTTGAATCTCTAATGGTTGAAGTGATCCACCTCTACCTAATTGAACATTCTCTAGTCCCTCTATATCTATGATCAAACCATCCGGCTTTGCCTTGGCTATTGATTGTTGAATCTTAAGGTGACTTATCTGTAGCATATCAGCAAAACCAATAACAGAAGACACCATTGACTTAGGTATCATCCCTCTTATGTTTGTTGCTATTGCGCTGTATGAAAGGTTAGCCCGAGAAATGTCATGTACGTTCTTTGGTATGTTTTTCTTAGGCCCGTAGTTGTATAAGAAATCAGTACCGACAATGAATGTACCACCCCATACTGTAGCATTACTCATATACATTGCTTCTCTGTCATAAACAGAAGCAGTAGGAGCCTGATACTCAGTACCTTTGTAATAGAACCCAATGTTACCGAAGGAAGATGTTTTTTTCTCGTAAACAATATTATCTACAGACATGAACTCATAGTCCATTACCTCTATCTTATATTCATCAAAACCTTGACGGTATCTTGTACCAGGACGATCGTAGGTACTTCCTGTTGTTGAGAATTGAGTTGGGTTGTTGCCGTACTTATTCATTACGGTCTTAGCGATTTGCTCGTATTGCGCATCGGTAAACTGATCACCAGCAATACGTTTCAAATCCATTATTGTTATATACTTAAAGTGCCCAGCATATGTTAGATCACCAAAATTCGGATCGTCAGTATAGTTATGTACAAAGCGCTTTGGATCAACATACTCTTGTTTGATGCCATAATTAGGATCATTAGAGCGTTTAGCCACAGCCATACCAAGGGTAGCAAGGTCTTCAACACATCGACGATATATAGATTCATTAAAGTTGTTCCACTTAAGAGTCATTTCAGTAGCAATCTGGGCAGATATCTCAGCGTCGGTCTTTATGTTTGTATCAAGAAAGATCTCAGTTTCCTCTGGTGTTTCTGGTAATTTTGATGGATCTTGTTTTACATTTAAACCAAGCGACATGGCTTCTTCAATCATGTCACGGTTTTCGATACGTAATATTGTAGCGTTCTTCTTCTTGTCTTTCTCTGTTCTAGAAAGAGGATCAATAGCCTGTATCTGAGGATATGGTTCTTTAGATAAGATTTTATTTACAACAATCTTAACGAACTTAGGAACGATAGGAACTGGAGTGTAATCCAGTGTAAGTAAAGTTCCGTCTCCATTATTAGGATCTAAAGAGTTTAGTATCTGTCTGTAGATTGATGTGTCTTGAGTTCCCTGTGCATAATCTCTACAGCGTTCCATTTCGCTGTTTCTTCTGCCGTATAAGGAATTCTGATAGTCACTACCAACCCATTGAGCGAACATAGCCTTTGCGTATTGAAGGCCATAGGAAGTGCTCATCTTCTCCTCCGTGCTTGCTAATGCATCGGGAAAAGAAGATTGTCCTGTCTTATATTGATTGTCCATACTTGAGATTGCTACTTATGCAAATATACTTCTTATTATTTTCGTATAATTATCTGACCCTTCCTGAAGAACTGTTTCTTAGTGAAGTCTGATTTTGTTTCAACGGGCTTATGTCCCTGAGCAGCAAGCAATGCTAAACCGGCAGAGATAGAAAGATCATATTTTGTTCGATCATCAATCTTGAAATTTACCCAATCCTCTAAGGTTCTCTCGAAATACATTTTACCAAATTCTAAAGTGTCTTCATTTAACCCAACATGATCATGTATATATGCTTCAATTGCTTGAGCATGTGCTTGTATAACATCTTTCGAGTTGGACGGTATACCTTTTGTTTTAGTCTTTGTGCTCTGGAATTTAGAACCTAAGTGCTCTGGTCTTTCCATAAGGAAATGATCATAACCTCTTGTCTCAAAGTATCTTGCAATTCCATACTTGTTATTTTCAATCAATACAGGGTACCCGTAAAACTTTGCTGCCATTAAAACATCTTCATAAAATATTTTAGCAAGCGGGGGGCGAGATGCGTACTCAGCAACAAACATGTTCGATGGGTGTCCCATGTTGAACTTGTTGTAAAAATGACAAGCCCCCTTAGACCCTCTACCATCTACTGTTGCATCTATATCATAACTATCCACTCCGGCACATCCTATCCAGGCGTTCTCAGGTGTGGATTTATTTCTTAGATCAGCAGGAGGCATCCAGGCTATACGCCATCTACCGTTTGCATCTGGCTTAAACATTACCTCTGTATCTTTCTTTCCTCCTGTCCATACAAAGTTCCCTACAACTATAGGAGACGGATATAAGTCTTCATTGTATTCTACCTGCTCATAAATCTTTTGAACATTAAATAGAGATGCTTTGGCGCTGTCTCTAAATGCTTCGGCCTCTGAAAAGGGGAACTGACGTATTACTTCGTTAAGTTCATAAGAGTCGTTTACTAATGCCTTACGCTCATTCTTTAAATAGGTCTTAGCGCCTATAGATATAAGTTCACCGTACTCGGTATGCATAAGCGTATCTGGGTCTTCAACAACTGGTAATCCATATTTATCAAAGAATCCTTCAAGCGCATCATAACTAGGTATAAACACTGAGTATAATCCACTACGTGTTCGTCCGTTATCATTTCTTTCCATTGGATTGCTTCCATGGTATAAGTCCCTAAACTGCTTTCCTCCTCTGTCTAAAGGATTGACAGTGCTTCCAACTAATGCTTTACCGACTATTCTTCTACCGACAAGTAAACAAGTACGCTGTATCCTCCATGCTTCACGTATATCGTTTCCTTTCTCCCATTTACCTGCTTCATCAAGATAGAGTATATGTAGTTTCTCACCATCATAAGCATTGGTAGTAGTATTCTTCCAGTTAATAATAGTATTAAGTGCGTCTCCACTTGAGGATGTTTTGTTTTTCTTAGTGATCCTTTTAGATGGTTCACGAAAAGCAAGTTCCATACGTGGGTTGGTGGTACCGTCTTGAATAGGTTTAAAAAAGAATGGAAGTGATTTATATATAGGCACCACTTTCTTCATGAAGATATTTTCCTGGGCATCTGTTCCTGTCTTAGACATGATACCAAGCAACTTCTCTTTTACCTGTGTACCTTCGTTTACAAGTATAGATGCAGACATATTAGTGTATCCAGATCGACGACATTTAACGTATATCTGACCAACACATCTAGGATCTCTTATACAGGCTTCAAGATGTACGAATAGTTTCCTTTGAAAGTCGAGGAACGACGGGTAGCCAATGTCAATCTTACACCATTGCAAGAAAAAATAATGGTTCCCGGTGATATAGGTAGGTACCCCGTTGTTGTAAAACCATAATCCATCTTTACGTCTTTTAAATTCTTCACTAACATAGGGGGTATATTTCTTACGAAAAGTTTCCGGCATCTCCATCCACTCTTCCATTGATCTTATACGCTTTAAATCTTCAGGTAGTTCTTGGCGAACCCATCTTTGATCTTCTTTTTTCTTGTCGTGAAATAGAATTTTTCTTGAAGTAGGTTTTTTTGGGAACTGTATAGGCAAATCATAGTATATCTCAACATCTCCTTGTGTATTATCACGGCATATGTTGACAACGACCTCTTGTTCTACTTCTACTAAACCCGCCATCTTTGTTGTACATTAAATTAGTAGTCCCAGTAGATGCTGCTGGCTCTAATGAATACTTGATTACCTTGAGAATTGTTCTGCGAACCCTCCGGAATAATCTTGCTCTTCTTTAATTTCGCCACTTTCCTTAAGAGTCTTAATAAGTTTAAGAAGTCTTTCCCTTTCAATGATAAGTTCTTTAGCATCTACAGCGGTAATTTTAATTGCTTGAAGTTCTGCTTTTCTTTGAGAACCGCTAAGTTCTTGGTCTACAGGTTTTTGTATTTCATTGATCATATTATCAATAGCAATCTGCATTGCTTCAACAAGTCTCTGCGCTGTACTTATATTGTTATACTGTTTCGAGGACCTTGCCATAGATGTGCTTTAAGTAGACTCTGAATAATTTCTCACCATCCACATCCATTAAGTAGTCAGCATTCTTTCTGATTATTACTTTATCTCCAGGATATAGATTTAATTCCTCTAGACGATCAGAACCAAACCTTATATAACCATATTGGTTGTACTCTCTTTCTTTGTCTATCAGTTCAACAACACTACTCTGTAGTTCTTGTTCTTGTTCTGCGGGTACTAAAAACACCCATTCGCCTAGCAGTTTTATTTCACCAGTTTCCTTACTCTTATATGCATAAGCCTGGCAAGACAGTGGATCATACCCTCCTTCGTAATAAACTATATATACATCGTTGTTAGGATCAAGCCACTGACCTCTTTTAGAACTCTCTTCTAATTCATTAACACCGTCCTTAAGCACCAAGTGATTACCTCCAAGCACAACGTGATGATGAAAATACATAGTATCTCCTACGGATGCACCTGTGTCATACTTCTCTGGCACCCCTACAATTTCGCCTTCCATGGTTCTATGCTTGAACTCATCGAATCTTGTGTCTAAGAAAATTTCTTCTCCGTTGACGGTTACACTGTCCCGTGTTACACTAGGTACTTTTACCAGGAAATGTTTTAGAGGCCTCATTATAAAACTCGTAATACGTTATTTTCTGTATCCTCAAACTTTAATTTCGTAGTAGGAGCAGCGTCCCATAGATTTATTGCTAGAGCAGATCTTGTTCCTTTCGTGACCGCTGTTACCCGGTGCTCGTGGCTACCAGCATCAAAGATGATCATTCTATTATACTTCGCTTCGATGCGCTCAGGCTCCCTGTCAGGGCCATTGGAGAATATCTCTAGGTATCCACCTTCAATTTCCATTTGCAACGGATAAAACACTGTACCTATAATAGGAGAGGAAAGTTCTCCTTTTGATTTCCAAAGGTCTTCATCTTTGTCTAGGTGTAAGTTTAGGTCACATACAGATTTACCCTCACCATACTGACCAGTCCAATACTCAAACCCATCAAGAGACACAGACTCGTATATAGGATTTTCTTCCCATATATATGATATCAATCTTTTCTTTAATGTATCTGTTGGAGAATTCCACCATCCGTTCCACCAAAAGTAGGTGCCGTTTTCTGAGAAAAACTTTTCCTTGTTGAACTCAACTTCCATAAGGAGTTCGGTGTCTTTAATAAAATTGTCTATTACTATCATTCGAAGTCACAATCATGTTCAATTAATACTGGCATATCATCAACAGTCTTCCAAAGCATGACGCCTTGTTCCTTGTTGTAGATGTATACAAGATAGCGACGAATTCCATATTTAACAAAACATCTCTCGTCTAATATGATTGAGTCAATTACTGATTCACCTGCTGACTGACCTACATAGTAAGCCATTGCATCTTTCGGGTTCTGCCCGATGATGATCTTTCGAATAAGTTCCATTCCATTTAGTTTAACCAGTAGTTTATGGTTGATGAATCTGGATTATCGTCTTTGTCTTCAAAATAATCGTTATAAGATTCTACTACTGAATTTATCATTAATTCAAATTCTTCTTCTTCTACCATATGCATACCGCACATGAATTCGTACTTGTCGTTTGTGTCTAATACTTCGTCTCCTGGTATAAAAGATCCAAAGCAGTATATAGACGTGAAGTCCTCCTTGCCTCCGTAAGCGTCCATAAGGTCATCGATCTCAGAGAGTTTTAAACGGAGTTTTTTAAAGAAATCATTTCTATCACTGTCTGTCATTATAAGGTTGCGTTATCACCCATGTAATCAACCTCCAGAGATGTTTGGGTGGCATACACGTTAACACCAAGCCCATCGGCTTTACCCGTAAGTCTAACCATATAACCTGACACTCCATCCGAATAATAAAGAGCCTGGAGAGTAATTGTACTTATTTCACCTGCGTCTGCTGATGTTGTTATACTTCGAATGATTGTCCCTCCAACTTCTATATTAAAGTCAGCACCCGCTGTTAGAATCACTTGGATTGTTCCTGTTATTCTAAACCATCCTTCAATCTCGTTGATTAGAACAGCATCTCTTGGATCAGAAACTGTACCGAGAGTCAAGCCATTGAGTGGTGGACTAGCAGTGTTTACGAGTGTACCAAAATATACTGAACTCCCAGTTGCTGTAGTTGAAGTAGTCGCCGAACTGTCCTCGTATATCTCTGCGTACGAACCAATCGCGACAACCGCTGTAGTGCTCATTTGTATGGTTGCACTTTGACGAGCAAACATAATGCCTTGCGTTAACGTTCCAGCGGTTATAGAATTACCTACTGCCGTTGCTAAATCTGATTGCTCAATGTATTTATAAGCACTGGTGCTTTCGTCCCAGATCAGATACTTATCATTAGTCGCTGGCTGAGTGATTTGACTTAGTAGCGCTGGGTCTTTTAATTCAATAGTGCTACCCGTTGCAGACAGTGGGGTGTTTGCTGTGATCGATGCAGTACCAATTGGACTGGTGCTGAGGTTACGAGTAACTACAACCCCGCTACTAGACAGCATAAGAGCAGAAGTAACTGAAGTTGATGTAGAAGGTGTCCCAGATATTTTAAGAGCACCTGTGGTCTCTACTGTATCAGTGGATATTTTTAATGCTGAGTTATTACCTGCTCCATCTTGAACTACTTGTTCTGAAGAGCCTACATTGCTGTTTGCTAGTTTAAGCAAAAGGTTAAATGTATCTTTTATTTTATTTCCGCTAAGTGATGCCATATGATTATGTTTGTATGAGCAAAGATACTGATATGCCAAAAAGTACCGTAGACCGAAAGAAATTATTTCGATCGTTCTCTAAGATAGACAAAAAGTTTATTAAAGAAAACTATCTGAACAATATTACATTTCTATACAGAGACGCGAAGCACAACTATAACCTCACTAGATTAGAGGTAGACTTCATCATGTTTATTTATGACCTGGAGTTTTGGACGATTAAGTATGTCGCAGAGGCAATGAATAGAAGTGAGACTCAAATGCGCAAAGACTTTATCTGGAACATAAAGAAAAAAGGGTACATATATAAGCACTTCGATAAACTCACTCCTAGTGATAAACTAGAAGATCACATATTTAGGGATGAGACTAAGTATAATTACGCTGTACGTTATGCTTTATCACAAAAAGGTAGGCTTGTAGTAGCCAGGCTTTATAGAAAGATGCGTGGAGAAGAAGATTTTAACTTTTAGCCTTGCGTGCAGCGTCCATTGCCGGATCACTTTTACCCTTAGCGTGTGTTACAATTCTAAATGGCGCCTCTGGTGAAGCACCTTTATGAGGTTTGTAATCTCCTTTCATTAAGAAGTGACGACCACCTTCTGTCATCCAGTGGTAACCCTTTGGTGCTGAGACCTTTACAGATTTATTGCTTTTCTTTAGTTTCATTATCTGTAGTTTTTACGCATTTCATCAATTGCCTTACGGTTTTGAGAAACAAATTGTGAATCTTCTTTACCTCGTTGTTTTTTTATTTCACCTTTTGATGTGTCATATACGTACTGACCTGTCTGACTGTTTAACTTTCTTCCGTATATCTTATACAAAGGGTCAACCATCTTTGGCTGAACAGGGTCTGGATTAAGAATGTTTTTAGTTTTTAGTTTGATCAATGCTTCAAATGGATTAGAACTGCGTTTTGTCTGCATGTTCTTGATACCCATGTTAGGAGAATACTTAGAATCATAACCCTGTTTAAATCCGGTCTTAATACGATTTGGATATGCGTCCCCTTCCTTTCCGGTTGCTGAACCTCTGTACGTTCTATCTGTACTATAATCATAGTACCCAGTGTCGGACTTACCTGTACGATCTCTGGAGAACTTACCAATTACTGCATCTTGAATCTCTCCAAGGTTACCGTCTGGATCACTAACCTCTCCATCCTTCCCATCAAAAAATTTAGAGTCCGAAGTATAAGTACCTGAAGTAGTAGTCGTGTCACCTGTCGCTAAACGGAATCTTTTCTTCATAGGTTTGATACTTATTTATTTGACGACCTACCTGCGGCGGCTTTTGCAGCCATCCCTGCTTTGCCATATTTTTTTACACCAATTGAATATGCTATAGCGTCAGCGGATTCTTTACTCTTGCCAGACTTTTGAATAGAAGAACTTAATTTATTGAACGCTCCACCAGTCTTGTAACTTTTAATACGTCCCTGTGGGAGTTTCTGTGCATCTACACCTCTAACCTTTAGTTTTTCTTTGACAGCATTCTTAGGCATCTTAACAAGTTCGCCAGATTCCTTATAATAAAGTTTGCCATCCTTGACCTCGTACATGTCAGGATTAAAAATCTCTTCAGCAACACCTTGATTAGTATACTTACTTAAACCTAGTTTGTCATTAAGCGCTCGTCTGAATTTCTTTGGCTCACCCATTGTTAGCGACCTAACTTAGATAACACTGCATTGGCATGCTTCTCAATCTGGGCCTCTGTAGCGCCGTCCTTACGCATCTGCTCAACCTCGCGGTCTACTTGGTTTTTGAGTTTTACATATGCTCTCTCACCTGCCGCTTCTTTTCTTTCTTCCTCTGTAGGATACTTGTATCCCTTAGGTTTTGGTGGTCCAAATACTTTGGGTTTTTTTTGCGGTGGGTTCTGCCCACCTACTCTGTATTTCTTCATTGTCTTGTTATTTCAAAAATAATATCATCAGACCTGTTACTCATTTTACTAAAGTCAAAGGTACAAAATTCCACTGCAAGTTCTGGATCTATAGCATTGCGCAGTGACTCTATATGTCTAATGTCCTGTATATCCTCAATAATCATCTTGCCACCTGGCTTGACCTTACATAGATAGTTCTTTATACAATAAACCTGAGAGGGTAAACTATGGGGGCCATCATCTATAATATAATCATAGGTATCATCTTCAAAGGAATCAACAGTGCTATCTATATACCCATCTAGGATATATAATTTTGCACGAGGGTACGCTGTATCTCCAGCCATCTCATGGAAGTTTGTAATGGTTTCTTCCCATATGTCCACACCTTCTATAATAGCATTGGTAAACCACTTATGCCACAACATAATGCTACCGCCAGACATCACACCCAACTCCAATATATTACTTACTCCCTCTCGGTCTGTGAATTCTTTGCTGTAATAGTTTTGGATATAAGAATGATGACTCCCCTTGTCAGTCAACATGCTGCCACGAGGATCTGGGTGGACCAACTCTGCTCTGTATATCTTCTCTAACTCTGATTTTGCCATACACAAATATAGTATCTTTGTCTTCTATGGAACTACGTGTAATAAGAATGTACAGTCAAGACGATTTTACTATCGGGGCATTGTATTTAGAGAATGAGAACGGCAGAGAGTTTCTCTGTTTTACCCTTGAAGACGAACACCGTGATAAGAAGGTAAAAGGGGAGACAAGAATACCTAAGGGCAAATATCAAGTCACACTTAGAACAGTGGGAGGGTTTGATAAAAGATACGAGGGTAAGTTTCCTAAAATGCATAAAGGGATGTTATGGGTTAGAGATGTGCCAGGATTCGAATACATACTAATACACATTGGGAACACTGACGAGAATACAGCAGGCTGTTTACTTGTTGGAGATTCCGCAGACATGAAGGGGATGATAGGAAGAAGTACAAACGCATACAAGAACATATACCCACGGATATCCAATGAGTTACTTAAGGATAATGAGGTGTGGATCACTTACGAGGACTTTGCTTGATTGAGTGTTTTATCCTATTGACTTTGTCCTTTTTTTACTGTAACTTTGGCCTGAGCAGGAAGAAGGTACTTATGAGCATTAACATTTGATTCTTTAGCATCGCGACAAGAAGAATCACAAGTGGTTATCGAAACACTTGATTCAACTAAACTTACTTCCCTCAATCGACAGCCTCCGTATCAGGGCACCCCTTTTGTAAAAAATTTCACAAACGAGTATTCTATTTACAGAGGTAATAGTTACCCATCGTTACGCGATAGGTAGCGTATTTACAGCGTGTTCTAGCGCATGCATTTTGGTTGACAAAGCATTCTGTTGACGCGCTTTTTCTAGTGCGTTACATCCAAGAAAATCATTGAGTAATATTCAGGACGGGGATTATGTATATATGTACACGCCCGCACAAGGAAACCGAAACGGATCTCCAGACCCCACGGGGGCATTAACGCGCGCTAATTCTTCCAGAATTCTGGCGTTTTACGTCGTCGTCACGGGCTCTCCCTTCGGGAGGGTCTTGGTCAGCGGTACCCCACAGCCAAACCAGTTCAGCATCCCCCTTGAAAAGGGGGCGGGAACAATCACCCCCCGAAACCTAGGCACATCATACAGGCCATGTGTTAACCCTTACCAAGGGTGGCGCATACATACAGGCCGTGGTTATCATCGTGCACTCGTTGCTACGTAGTAGCCGATTCTATTTCCGAGGCCAATCAGAGGAGCCTTGCACGTACTTCGTGCGCATAATGTACGCTCCAAGTATTAACTTTTCATTAACACTTTTCCGGGAAATGTCACCATAGATTTGCATCGAACCAAAACGAAAACGACGATGAGTCAACACAACACAACCCCCGTGAAACTGCTGAAAGCAGTGCAAAACAAGATCGATAAGGCTTTAGCCTTGATTGAAATGGCTAAGGAGTACGATGTCGATACACCTTCAACGTATGATGGGAGCACGATGGAATCGTACATAGATATCACAGATATCAGGGTAAAGGGCAAATATGTTTATATCGAAGAAGCAGAGCATGGTATCCATGCATATGGCTTTGCCAAGCGCTACAATACGAATAAGGTAGGTGATTGGGATGCAGATGGATTGGCAGATTGTAAGTATCATTTGAACCTTATATGTAGAACATATAGAAAAGCGATCAAGGCCAACTTTAAGGCACGGAATTACTACCCTACTAATGTAACACTTTAAACTACGTTTATTATGCGAATTTATTCAAACATTGACCAAGCGAACTTCCATGCATTCTACGAGTTCTTTCAGAACCGCAAACATGCAGTTGCATTAGACCTATTCCATAGGTTTTATCGTGACCTAGACCATGAGCAGAAACATGTCGTAATGGCGTCCGTCGAAGCGGAAATGTTCAAGGGTATATAAATCATTAACCATCCCCTAAAGGGGAGCAAATCAAATTCTATGAAAAGTTCAGTTAATTTTTACGATTTCAGCAATGCACTTAGTGGCCACTTCAGTTATGACGCTATGTTAGCGCTATTTGATTACTACGAGGAAATGGAGGAGGACATGGGGCAGGAGATTGCCTTCGATCCCGTAGCAATACGCTGTGACTGGTCGGAGTACGTAAGCCTAAAGGCCGTGCAGGACGATTACCCAAGCATAGGCATTGAGAGCGTGGAGGACATCATGGACTACGGAAGCGTAGTTGTTTTGCCAAACGATAACTGGAGAGACTTCCTTAAGGAATTCCCGCAGTATTACGGCGAAGACTTTTGCAGTGCCGGTCTACTGGTCACCCAGTTCTAAGCAAGGGCATAAGGGTATAGCATGGAGCGCCGAAAGGTGAAGGATCGTTACCTTCTATATCCCCTAATTTAAAACCAGTTTCTATGAAAAAAGGTGTTAAGGTAGCATGGCAGTACATGCTCAAAGGCGAACTTGTAACGGGTTCGATGCAGGTCAGCGAAGGCGCTGATGGTGTAGGTCATGTCGTGGTCAGAGACTGCGAAGGCGATCCGATCAACGGGTCTTGTGAGTATTCAGCCCTTGACGAGGGTATTCTTGGGGAGTTGTGACCGAGTTGGAAAGACTCAAAAAGGCGCATTGCATTATGCGATCTGAGGCCATGCATAACGAGGATGAGCGGCGCTGCGCTATGGCGCTGCTTATCCAAGTGCATAGCAAGTACGGCACAACAAGCGTAGTAGCGATACGAGAGATTCTAAGGTAAGTACCCTAAAGGGTAATAAATTAATTTAACGGCTTTAACATTTCATTAACGCAATACTTGGAAATATCGCCATTTATTTGCACCAACAATATGAATTAATAAACGAATAGATTATGAATGCAAGACAATTGATTGATGGGCTTACCCATATAGCAAAGGACAATGGAGTTAATTTAGAAAACTTACAAGTAAACTATAGGTATGATTTTGATTCAGATGTAGTTGAAAATGCTAGTTTTTTATTTTCTATTGGATTATCAGGAAAAACGGACTTACATAAAGTAGACTTTGTCTTTAAAGATTTGTTTGATGAAGTGAATAATAACAGGCTAGAGAGCGTAGTCTTAACAACCCTATCCGATGAAAACTAATTTCCTAAGCCTACACGAGATAGGCATGACCAAGGCAATGATCAGAAAACAGATCGACAGATTCGTTGATGAGATCAGCGTGGATGACGAGAGGATGGAGCAGGTCATGGATGCGTTAACGCTGTTAAACCAGCACGAAGACAAGTACACGGCAACGGAGGCGGAAAACCTGCTCTCATGGTACATAACGTCACACGATGAATGTGTTGATGAAAACCAAGAGGGTTTTACCGGGCTTGAAGTTTACAGAGTAAAGAAGAAGATCGAAGGATACGATAAGGCCATGGATGCTATAGAGTGCATTCGAGGCGAGTGGATGAGCGGAGTTCATGGGTATTCACTGGAGCATGATACGTATGAATCTTCAGTGCGAATTTAAACGATAATTATATGGAACCGATACAGATTTGGAATGACTTTTTTAAGTGCCATCAAGATGAAAGGGCACATAACATGTTTGGTGTTTACTACTTCGAATGCAATGAGCACGAGCAGTTTATGGTACTGCATTCGGTAGATAACATGTATAGGCATTATATTGAGACGCAACATTAAGATCATGTAAGGGCTATGTCCTAGGGCACCGTAACAAGGCGAAAGGTTTTGGTTTGGTTTACGCTGTTGTTCTTATAGATTCACGATCTATGGTGCCCTCTAAAGAGAAAAGTTTTTTATTCGCTTTAACATTTCATTAACGCATTATCTAAAATTGTCGCCGTTTGTTTGTGGCATAAATTATCGCTCTATGAAAAATCGGATTGTTTGGAAAGAAGGTGAAAACATCTTCGTAGTACGTAAGGGGAAGACATCTAATGATAAGATATCAGATGGTAAGCCCTTAGTACAGACGTACACATTTAGCGAAAAGCAATGGGTATTGGCGAGTACATCGAAAGGCTTTGGCATGAAGAAGTTTTTCGCATTAGATGGCAGTAACTGCTTAGATTGTCCGTACTCGGGAAACCAAGGTAAAGGCGGATGCTATACCCATAAGTTTAACCAGTACGTCGGCTTTTTGTCCATGCTCAGAAGTATAAGCATAGAAGACCTTACACCTTTGGATCGTGACAAACAACATGAGATCATAAAAATGTCATTCAATACATACGTAAGGTTTGGTACATATGGTGAACCATCGCTGTTGCCTATTTCATTGATCAACGGCATATCATATGTTGCAGATGGATGGACTGGTTATACTCACCAATGGGAGAAAAAATGGGCTAATGAATATAACAAATGGTTTATGGCATCTACTCATGATGCGAAGGAACAACGCAAAGCCCGTACGATTGGCTTTAGAAGTTTTATTGCTACAACAATAGGAACGGAGAAGGCCGTAAGTTGCCCTGCATCTAAAGAGATGGACTACAAAAGTAACTGCGCCAAATGTGGGCTATGTAGTGGCATGTTAGGCAAGGGAACGAAGGACATTAAGATTCTAGAACACTAATTTAAACTAACATGGATGGTATTAACACTAAAATTTATAATTTATGCTAAATCAAAACGACCCGTCATTTATGGCAGAGCAAAATGAATTCTATTCCGACAAGTGCGGGTATTGTATGGAGTACGTTGGTCATGACGACGAATGTACGAACACGTTCTGCGATGGATATGATATAGAAACAAATATTTAATGCTTATGGATACGAAAACTTATTGTGTTGCACACACATCAAACATGCAAGAAGACAATTACTTGTACGCTTTGGAATCAATGGAAGAAGCGCAGAAGGTGTTTAAAGGGGTGGTAACCCACATGAAGGAATACGCTACGGAAACATTAGAGGAGAGCGAAAAATCGTTTTATTGTGAAACGGACGAAACATACGAACGATGTACAATATTCGTAATCGAGAAGCGAAGCCGAGCGAACGGCGCAATGGGAATATCTATGTAGGTACTCCTATGTACTTGGGGCATCATGTCAAGACAATTGGTTTGGTTCATGTTGTTGACTCAGTAGGTTCGTGGCCTACGATGCCCCCTAATTTAATTAATGCTTATGGAGGATACAAAGGTGTACGTTAAAAGCGTAAGGTATTTTGAAACACGGAGAGGTTTAGGATACCAATGTAAAACCAATCACGGATTTGAGATTTGGAATGATGGAAGCGGGGGAAGTACCTACATAGATGGTGCGGGGGTAATGCCTAACAGCATTGTATACGAGATGTTACGAAAGCAATTCCCCGATGCGGACTTACATAGTTACGATATTGAAGAAGCCTTAGAAGGTTTAATTAATGAATATGAATCAGTTAAATAAAATGGATGACATTATGATGGACGAATTTGTTACCTTTTGCAAGGAGAGTTGTGAACAACACCCACATTTTAGCGAAACGATCATGGACTATTTCGATTTAGCCATGGATGAGATGGAGCAAGGAGGATCTCAACAACACGAGATCGAACTTGCCGTTAATGATATACAAAGTGTATGTGGATTATGAACGAGCAATTAAGATTGATTAAAGAGATCACCTACAACGTACAGAATGCTTTAGACACTGCGGAATTGTTACACCATAGTTTTGAGGTACACAAACTGCGTATTGCTATAGAGAAGTTAGCGCTGTTAGAAGTAGATGTGAAGACTGATGTAACTATTGTTGAATTATGCATGAGGGATTTATCCTATGCAGGAATAGAAAAATAATAACTATGATTAATAAAGACTTTGAACCCAAACGTAAACCTTCTATGCTTGTGGAGGCTGTAGCGTGGTTCTTTTTATACGCACCAATATTCACTTTCTTCTATTGCATTGTGCAGGGGATTAAATACTTGACTGGATCATGATACGTAAATACAGACACATAAGGAATACACAGAGGTTTATAGATATGTTGTTTATAGATCAGATCAATCTCACTATAGTTGCCAGTCGATTCGGATGGTCAGATGAGATACAGAATGAACTAACTAATTCAGCGCTGTTGATTCGTAAGTATCAACGTAGGCTAAGATTAATACGTATGTAATGGGGGAGTTTCAATTATACAAAAAGGTAGAGGGCATGAAGTATCCTCAAGAGGACTTGAATATTGAGCGTCATTGGCAACACATGATAACTTATGCGCTTCGTAAATACCAAAGCCCTAGGGAGGCATCAAAGCATCTAGGTATTACAGCGAGGACTGTGTTTAGACTCATCAAGAGATACGATATTGATTGGAAAACACCAGACCTACAAGAACTTCCAGAGATAGAACTTTATGATCAATAAAAAACATATGAAAACTAATTATTTTTACGAGGTGCCGTGTACATATATATACGAGGTAGAGGCAAACTCAGAAGAGGAGGCAAGGAAACTGTTGATAATAGATGGAGGTACCAAGATAAAGGGTGTTGCATCTGTATTTCAAGACGCATATCTAAATGCCAAGTTTATTGGGCAGGAAGAGATCGCTATAGTTTACCCATTTGAAAGAGGTGATACATATTATACAATCGAACAGACTGGAGCAGGGTATGAGGCTTGTGAATCTGTATGGGATGACGTAAGCGAGGCTCTGTATGACATGGATCCTGAGTCAGTGTACTTCAAGAGTAAGGGAAATGCTTGGAAAGGTGTAAGACTTATAAATTCAATCGAGAAGTTCGACAAGTATTATGATAGATCAGAGGATTTTATTGCTTATGAAAGAGGTAGACAGCAACATAACGCTATTAGACTTCTTGCTGATGAATTAAATGAAGCAGGGTCTAATATAATTAACAAATACCTTGTCTATTAACATTATATTGTTTATTATTGTATCAAACAAATTTACATATGAGTAATACATACCAGTTTAAAACAACAAACATCAAAGGGAAGCAATACGTTGAGGTAAATCAACGTGTTAAAGCATTCAGACTATTAAGTGAGTACAGCGGGTACACTCTTCGTACTGATGTAATACAGTTAGATCCCGAGTCTTGTGTAATTCAAGCAACCATACGGGATAAAAATGAAGTCATTGTCGCTCAAGGCATGGCTCAAGAAGATAAGAGTTCTTCACGTATCAATCAAACATCTTACATAGAGAATTGTGAAACATCCGCCATAGGTAGAGCACTTGGGTTCCTAGGTATAGGTATAGAGACATCCATAGCAACGGCCGATGAAGTAGGTATGGCAATCGCTAAACAAGATGCTCCAGTACCTAAGGAAAGCCTTAATGAGATATTCAAAAGTAGTGTTGAGTATATCAAAGGAGGTTCCAACAAACCACAACGTGCAGAAAGACTGTCTCAGATTAAGACAAAGTACGGGAGTACATTGACTAAGAGTCAGTTAGAAAAACTAGACAAGTTATTATGACTGATCAATGGTTTCAATCCTTAGTCGATAAGACTGGAAAGAAGTATCTCTCTTACTCCTCTATTAAGTTAGCACTTCAAGACATAGCGCTGTTTGAGTTATACATGCAGGGTAAACTAAAGAAGACATCCCAAGCCTTAACATTCGGTAGCGCTTATGATTGCTTATTGTTTACACCCGAGTTGTTTGATGATCAATTCCACGTACTGGATGATAAGCAGATTATACTTGAGGTAGGCGGCAAGAATCCACGTGTAACCAAAAGGTATAAAGAATGGAGAGATGCTGAGATTGAAAGTGTAGGTAATAAAGAACTAGTTACCGAAGCAGATTACACTCAGTGTATAGACATGATCACAAGACTTGATGATAGTGGCGTACGTTCAATATACTTAGAGGGTAAATTTCAAGTAGAGTTTCTTCAAGAGATAGACTTTGATGGCATAAAGGTGCCAGTACGTGGGTTCTTAGATACTCTAGGAGATGGATTCATTTCAGATTCAAAATCATCACGAAGCATTAAGGGATTCTCAAGAGATGTGATCGCTTATGGCTACGATATTCAAGCATACATATACTCTCAAGCCTTTGGGCTTAAGGATTTTTACTGGGTAGTACAAGAAAAGTCTTACCCGTATTTGCCAGCAGTATATAAAGCATCCGAAGAAACCCTGGACTTCGGTAAAAAGAAGGTTGCTCGGGCACTCAACATAATCAAATCGCATTATGAAGAAAGCAAGACAGCCAGTCATTTTTTTATTTCAGGGGAAATTTAATCTTAATTGATATGGATCAAGAAAAGAAGGACATCTACATTGGATTTGTAGGTGACAAGAAAGAGTACGACAGCGGTGTCGTGAAGTATGACATCTCTTTTAAAGAGGCTCAACTAGAAGAGTTGAAGAAGTATGTTACCCAATCGGGTAATGTAAACATGGACTTTGTTATTAAGTCGGATGGCAATGCATTCTTATCGACGTTCAACCCAAGAGCGCCGAAGAATCAGATGTATGCTAAGAACGAGCAGAACACAACAGTTGCGGCAGCAGATGCGGCCAAGGCAGGTGCTGATCTACCGTTTTAATTAATTAAGAAAGTGGGGTGTCCTTTGATGGCTTTGAGCGCTGTTAATTAAAGGCGCCCCCTTTTTTAAACTAACACTATTAATATGGCAGGTAATTTCGGTGACGTAAGTCAAAGTAGTAACAGAGTCCTAGACAAAGGACCTAAGAGGTATACTATTACTTTTAATAAGAGAAAAAAAAGATGGCAACTAAAAAAAAGAAACTCAATAGTGTTCAGCGCTACGGAGAAAAAGGACGTGGATTTTTGGTACAAGGAAGTGATCAGCAAGAATTGTCTAATATTTTAAAGGACACAAAATACTTTGTTGAAATAGGTAGTTGTGACTTTGATACTTTAAACGATCAACTGGCTACGAAAGGATGGAGCGGAGTTGTTGTTGAACCAATCAAAAAATACTTAGACAATCTAACGAAGAGACCTAATGTGACGTACATAAATTGCGCTGTTGACTTTAAGAGAGGTCAGCGTAACATGGATGTGTTTAAAGATGAGTACGTAAACGAAGACAAGGACTTTGCAGGGATGACTTCTTTTAGTGAGAGAATACTTCCAGTGAATGTCAATAAGGTAGTCAAGCAGATGATACCTACCATTACATATAACGATGTCCTATCCATGAGTAAGGTGCCATGTATAGATTATCTGAAAATTGATACAGAAGGTAACGATTTAGTTATACTTAAGACCATTGACTTTAACACACCACAGCGCCCTCGTTTTATTAAGACTGAGCACAAGTACTGTGACAGTATAGCGATGCGTGAGTTACTGGAAAGCAACGGATATCTTGTTTACTCAGAGAGCAGTGACATGTACGCAATAGATAGATTGTGATGAGTCAGATGAAACAATTCCTACGCATTGCAAACGCAAGATTAAAAAAGATATACAAGAACAAAGAACAGAGAAGAGCATGGGCTTCTAAGATGTATGTTCGATGGCTTGACAGAAAGAATTAGTTAATACAAGACAAGAGGAATCTTTACTAATTTTAATTAATAAGGGGTTTATGTTTTACGCACAGCGACATGCTATCCCGGGATAGGTGATCGTTACCCGTTCCTTTTGTTAAGTAGGAATGCATTGGAAGAAGCAGGTTATCTTAAACTAATCCCTTGTAGGGAAACACTTTAGGTTAAATACGCCCTGACTTCTCCCGTGCTTCTCCAAATATATAAGCGAGGTGGATGTACTAATATTATTAGTCTTTACTTGGGGAAGTATCCACCTTGCTTTTAACCTTTAACACCAAAGAGAGATGATAGCAATCGTAATTATACTAATCATGGCGGTAACTCTTATAAGAAGAGAGTACTTAATGATCAGAGATATAAAAAGAAAAACAAATCGTTACAAAAAGAATTAAGCCATATGAAAAAATGTAAGTCCGTTAGCAGAAGCGGGATGTGTAAAGAAGTACAGGTTTATGTGGACAGAAGATTAGAGTTGTTGAGTTTACTCCATGCTTCTGATGGCACAAAGAGTAAGCATGATCCAGGAGATAAACTTTCATCACTAGTAGGGGGATTGCTAAAAGAGATAGAAGAAGTTGCTCCAAATTATTACAAGCAAATAAAGATAGACTGAAATGAAAAGAGCAATAGATTACTATACAGTATTAAAGGCTGAGAATGAAAACATAATTAATATTGCATTAAAAGTGTTTTGTGATTTAAATAATATTCATGACCCATCTGTATTAAAAAATAAGGGTAGACAAAGACTACACGTAGATACAAGAACTCTTGTGTGGTGTTTCCTAAGGGCCAATACATCAATGGGCACCATAAGTCTTGCTAGGTTATTCAATAGAGATCACACTACGTTTTTACATTCACAAAAATCACACTTAAGAAATTTAGAGATTTTTAAAGGCGATAGGTATGTGAATCCTGAATACGCTAGGAAGTGGGAAGAAGGTATTCAAAACATAGCAACCATCGTTAAGAAGGAAGGTGTGGATGCAGGTAAATTAAGATACAAACTTGTTATCTACGCGGATTCTCCAATAAACTTCAAGAACCACGTCGTAGTAAACGTATGCGATCTACAGAACTTAGTTCAGCAGGATCTACAAGATTGGCAAAACGAAATACTAGCAAGAGAATTAAAAGTTGTAATCGATAGACTGGCTGAGATATGAGTCAAGGTCAAGACATCTTCTACTATGTAGTAAATGTTATTTACCAAAGAAAGATCGGGAAAAAAATGTATCCGCTTAAAGGATACGAACTTACATGCGTTAGTAGAGCAAAGAACATGAGGGACTTAAACAAAGATAATAATACTTTGTATTTTTTGGAGAAACAGATGTCAACCAATGCTAAGAAACTTAACTTCCGTGTCTCTAAAATTCTTTCTCAAAAGAAAATAGGGCATTCATTATTCCACAAAGAAAGTACATACACTGATGAGTTCAAATGATACGATTACAATATTCTCTTCGATCACAAATATCGATGACCCACATTATATAACCTTAGACAAAGCATTAGATAGAATCAGAGAGGGTAAGTCAAAGCCCAAGGTGGATGAAGTTAGGGCTGGAGACAGCGCTGTTAAAAAGACTTTGCCAGTTGCTTTGTTCTCAGGGGTATTCACTGGAAGAAGAGACAATGATATCAAGGGACATAGTGGTTATATTATATTAGACTTTGATCATATAGATGTTGAGGACTATAAGTCTTTACTGGGGACTGATGACAATATACGTGCTTGTTGGACATCACCTAGTGGGGATGGATTAAAAGCACTAGTCAAGGTATCCAATAGTGAAAGACATAGAGATCATTTCAGAGCACTTCAATCATACTTTGAACGAACGTATGGACTAGAGGTAGATCCTTCAGGTATCAACGTCTCACGTGCGTGCTTCGAGAGTTATGATCCCGACCTTATAAGTAACGATGGCTCCAAGGTATTTGGTGCTATGCTTTCTGAGAACACTCAGCATCAAGAAGTTCTTGAAAGAAAATCTTATACTGACTACGATAAAATAGATATTGTAGCACGAATGATACGTAAGGCTCCCGACGGAGAGAAGCATACAACTCTTCTTAGAGCGGCTATCTTATGTGGTGGGTACATATCTGCCGGAAGGATGGAAGAGGACGAAGCGATGCGCGTTATGCTTCGTGAGTTACAGTTACGTGACACAGTTGATGATCTTGAACTCGCGAAGAAGACAATTATAGATGGTGTGCACCAAGGTAAGTCTATGCCTATTCGTGAAATCATTGACGATGAGAATACAATACGTAGGGAGATGCGTGTCCTGGATGGTGACATGTCCTTTATCTCTTCAGATGATAGTGACTTAGACTGGATAAATAAGTTTGCTAATGGACAGATAGAGAAAGGACTAAGCACTGGGTTGCCCGAGTTGGATAACTTCTATTTATTTAAGAAAGAGTTTTGCATTATTAACGGGCATAGCAATGTGGGTAAAACTACTATGGCGCTGTATCTTATGGTGGCTGCTTCAGTAAATCATGGATGGCGTTGGATTATATACTCATCTGAGAATCGTACTGCTGCGGTGAAGATGCGATTAATGGAATTTATAGTTGATATTAAAATAAATGACATGCACTATGAAGAAAGAATTGCTGCGTTTAAATGGGTGAACAAACACTTTACGATCATTAGTAATAAGCAGGTGTATTCTTATACTGACCTACTTGTATTTGCTGAGAAACTTATTAGACAAGAAAAATACGAGGGACTATTTATAGATCCATATAACTCCTTGAAGATGACAATGTCAAAAAACACACAAGTATCTTCTCATGAGTATCATTACGAGGCGGCTTCAGAGATGCTAACCTTTAGTGTAAAGCACAATATGGCAGTGTGGTTAAACACTCACTCTATTACTGAGGCTCAAAGAACTAAGGGGCCTGACGGACAATCTATTGCTCCCTCTGCTGCAATGACTGAAGGCGGTGGTAAGTTTGTAAACCGTGCCGATGTTTTCCTGACATTCCATAGAAAGGTGTCTTCAGGAGACTATGATCTAAGAAGAAGAACAGAGATTCACGTACGTAAGCAACGTAATCAAGAGACCGGAGGTCAGCCTACTCCATGGGACGAGCCAATTATATTGGAGATCAACAGCACAAAGACCGGATTCAGTGGGCTTGCTACTGGTAATAAATGTTTCAAAGCCGCTGCATATAATGTTGCATTATTGGATTTATAGTATTATATTAAGGCATGAAGGATTACGAAGAAATTGTACTACAACTTCCTAAGCCACCGTCACTTAATAAATTCTATAGTGGACGTCACTTTGCTATACGTCAGAAGTATAAAAAAGAATATTGGGAGGCAATAGCAGAGGTAATGGAGGGCATGGATAAGTTTCATATGGATAAGATGGAACTACATGTACGATACAATTGCAGGTTCGATGTTGACAATGCTATATGTTGTAGCAAATTCTTAGCAGATTATCTTCGTAATCACAGTTATATTATGGACGACAGTCCTAAGTTCTTTACTAAGCAATCAACTCAATATGATCCAACGGTAGAGAAAGATAAGTTTGTTGCAACAATAAAGGGCTATGGATACAAAATCACTGAGTAAAATCTACTTCCTAGCAACCAGTCGAATGCACGATGCATCTACTGAGTTGTACGAGAGTCTACATGACTCCTCAGGAAACCCACGTTCAGATGCTGAACGATTACACAATACAATTAGAAAGTATAAACGAGATATTGATTCAGAGTTTGATATGATTCGCTCTGTGTTACTAGAGTTCTATGATGACACTGATTTATCTTGATGGATTAAACGGTATTAATTATCACAGATTAATGACTCCGTTTTTAAGACTTAAAGCAGAAGAAGGATTGGAGATTCATTTCTTTGAGGACTTTAACGAGTTGAAAGACTGGGATTTATCTACGGTAAAAAACCTTGTAGTCTCAAGAAGGTGTAGTGTATCTAATCATAAGGAATTCAAGAAGTACTTAGTAGACAATGACATTAAGTTAATTCTAGATAATGACGACTACTGGAATCTTCCTAAGCATAATCCAGCACACGATTACTACAAGAATGTAGAAGGTCCAAACATCAAGGCAACAATTAAGATTGCTGATGAGATATGGTCCCCCTCTAAATACCTTATTAAGATAATGAGGAAGATCAACAGCAAGCCTATCTATAGGCTTATCCCTAACACTATATACGAGAATGAAAAACAATGGGCGGATCCACAGAAGGATGCAAGCCCAGAGTTAAAGGTTAGATTTGGATACGTAGGTGCTAATGGTCATCAAAAAGATTTAGATCGTATGGGTATGACCTTTGAGGATCATGAGTTGTACTCTATGAATCTTATGGATTACCCAGAAAGATTAAAGGCTAAGTATAGAATGAATCCCGTAGACATTACACAGTATGCGCATCTATATAAGTACTTTGATGTATCGCTGTCTCCATTAGAGAACACTATATTCAATCGATGTAAGTCAGAACTAAAGGTCGTTGAGGCAGGGTATACGAAGACAGCGATCATCGCTAGTGCAGAGAGTCCATACAAAGAGCACATAATACATAATGAAACCGGTATACTGTGCAAGACAAGGGCAGACTGGAGAAGGGAAGTCAAAGCAATGACGTTACCTAAGGCTTGGAGACTAGCCAACAATCTGTATGAGTATGTGAAAGAGCACTACGATCTATCTACTATAAACAAAGAAAGACTAAAAGGATTGTCGTGATAAAACTCCCTATACCATCTTACCTAAAGGAATACTCCAATGACTTAACTCTGAAAAGAATTGAGGCAAATAAAATAAGATACGAGGGCACACAGAAACAGAGAACTGGGATAAAGAAATCTGTTCTACTAGGAGAGATATCCAGGGAGTATTATACAGAGTACTTAGGGATACTAGGTGAGTTGCTTGTAAGACATTACTATGAAGTAACTCCAGAGTATTCTAGATACACAGTGTCTACGCTGTTGAAGCAAACCAAGGACGTTACAGATGATCCTGACATACACGTAATAAAAAACAAAGAGACACAAAGAGTAAGTATAAAGACTTGTGAGAATTCGTTTAAAGCAAACAAGTATGCAATGGATAAAGAGTCTTCTGATATCGTTGTGTTTATACTGTTCACTTCGCCTGAAGATTACGTTGTAGGCAATTTCAAGCCCGATGAAGTAAGGTCCTGGAAGGTAAGATACGCATACTCACCATATTACGAATCCAAACCTTAATCAAGGTATTTTGTATCTTCGCTGTTCCCTCAATTTCGAGGGCTACAAACATTTTTATATATCATTATGGAAGACTTTGAATCATTCGTATCGGAACTTGAATCCGCTGAACAACCCGTGTGTGGCATCTCTAATCAAGAGGACTGTGAAGCCTGCGGATCCTGAGTAAGGATAAGGAATCTAAAGAATGTGATGCTTACGTAAAAAGCGCGCAAGAAGTAGAAGTAATAGCAGATAAAAAGCAAACTTGTATACCTTGTTGTACCAATTGTCGCTGTCCCTCATAACGAGGGATGGCACAGGGACTTCTATCACCTGTATGATTGTATCTGATTCACAAGTAGCATCTATCATGATAGTGTCAAACGCTCGAACTATCTTAACTTTAAGTCTATCCTTTGTAATAGTAATGGTGTCACGCTGTTGAAGTGTTACAGTGTCACGCACTGATACCGGAGCAGTTACAATCGTATCCGTAACAACAACCGTTTTCACTTCTAGTATACTCGGATCTTTCTTTATGGCTTTTTTCAGGTGCCACTGGGCGCCGCAACTCGTCAATAATGCGCTCAGTATTAAGAGATATACGTAGTGGTGTAACTTTTTCATGCATTTTATTATCTTCTTGGAAACATTTTAACTTCTTCAGTAACCTTACTGTCGGTATCTCTTATTATGAACCCACTATTTATTAGGTCTAAGATAATAATAATCCATCTCATTGCTAACGGAATTGATAATTAATACCTGCTCTCAGGTTAAAGATCTCTCTACCCCAATAGTTCATATACTCTGCTTCCGCAAACAACCCTAGTTTTTTACCAACCTTCCATCCTAAGACAACACCTCCGGTATAATCAGTCCAATGATTATTGCCTTGTACAAATTGAGAGTAACTAAATTGAGGATCACCTATGACTTGCACATGGTAAGGAAGTATACTTCCCCAGGCATGAATCCAAAAGTTATCTTCGTAATGATAGTAATCTAAGCCTGCTATCGCTGACAAAGATCCAAGTATACCTACCTCACTTAATCTTGCAGCATTGAAATCATTGACTAAAGACCCGTAGATGTACTGTCTGAAATCTTTATCGGTATCAGCAACACGTTCTCCTTCGCTGTTCTCCCACCACCAGTCTTGATTGTCAATCTCATCATCGTTATCGTAATCTATTCCGTAGTAGTTGTCAACGTAACCATAGTCATGAGCGAGATCCCACCATGCTTTTTGCTCCAGATATACTGCAATTGGATTATATCCATACGCTTGATGTTGACGTCCAGCAATACCAACACTAAAATCTAATTCACCTACGTGTAGTCTTGCTCTAGACTCTACTTGTGTGTACTCAAGTTTTACTAAACCCTGATTGTAGAACTCTCCTTTTATTATGAAGTACTTAGCAAGGTATCTAAGGAAGTATCTCTGGTTGGTATATCCTCTACCCTGCTGACGACCTAAATCGTATTGTGCTAGGTACTCAAACCCTCTTACAGAACCAACGGTTGCACTAAGCGCTGTTGTGCTTTCTGTTTGACCATCGTAAAATCTATTCTGCTTATTCTCATAATCATATCTAGCAACCCTACGTATACCTATAGACGCTTTGTAATCATATGAGTTCTCTATTGTTATGTCCTGAACGTCTCCACCCTGAGTAACGAAGTATTCTTTTTGAGCAGGCATAGGTGATGAAGCAAAGACACTGGTGTAAACAGTAGCATACTTAAAGATACCTCCAACCTTTTGTGCTTGTGCTATTGTTGCACATAACATAAAAAATGTGATCAGTATACCTCTCATATTAGAATTTGTTTGCTCCGGTTAATTCGTCTATTACCTCTTGAATATCTTTATGTGTAACACTTAAGGTTAATGATAACCCAGGCTCCCATCTATCAATCTCTTTTCCATTCTTATACAAAACAATAGTAGGCACAGATTTTATTTTACCAAACTCCTTTACGTCTGGATCATCTATCCATAGGCTCAAAACCTTTGCGTCACTTATTCCGGTAAGGGGTACGCTTTTGGTAGTATTGAAGGATGCATTATAATGGATCACAACTAAACCTTTGCTTGGTATCTTGAACGAACAAAACAATATAACGGCTAGTGTGAGGAGAAGTCTATTCATTTCATTTCAAATAATCTTTGCTCAATTTTATTAAGTTGAGCCTTAATTTCTTCAACGTCAGACTGGGTATTCATTATGGTACTTCGGATTAACTCATCTTTTAGATCGTATTCCGTTCTACCGATTACAGGCACAGGTAAATCTTTGGCTTCATCTATGCCTGCCTTTAAATCAAAGTAACCAAGTGTGACTACTGCTATAACAGCGGCAATCGTACCGATTGTTTTAAGCGACAACCCAACTACAGTGTCCTCTGATATCTCTTTATTTATTGCCATTTATTTTAGCAAACTTTTCTAATCCAGCGATACCAAAACATCCGATGGTTACCCATACAAAAGAGTTGTAAACGCTTTCATTGATTACTAAATCTTTTCCAAACGCACCAGTAACAAGGTCAAGAGCCATTACCAAAACCATTACCGCAAACGATAACGCACCTAGTATACTCTTCTCATTCCAGTCATTGCTGTCCTTAAATATTTCTTTCCACTTCATTGTACAAAAATAAGATTCTATACGTTAGGTATTCACGCTGAGTTACTCATCTAGTGGTACATCATAAAGGATGTAATCAATTTCCTGGTAACTTCCTCTAAACTTCTGACGTACACTCTTCTCAAATTTCTCTATCAGATCATAGTTCTCAAAAGTCTCTCCATAGGTAACACCGAACTCGTAAGCCTGCTTTATTTCCATAAGCCTAGCCTCGCGTATTGTCTTTCTATTCTCTGGTAACTCAGACCACTTATCCTTAAGGTTCATATCTTTAAGATTCCAGTAAAACTGTTGCGCTATATTAATAGGATAGTCTCTCCAGACAAGGTTTGATGCAAGTTGAACAGCGTTCAATGGTTCTAGTTCTGGTTCAAGACCTTCTTTCTGGGCTTTTTCTATTTCCTTTGCCCGCTTCCTTAGTGTACGTTCAATGAACGCAATGTTAGGTGGTATGAAAACTTCCTTAAGAACATAGGTGCCAAGGGCCTTGTCCCAGTCTACATAAGAAGGTCCTATTATATTACGGTAAAACCAATTAAGATCTTCGCTGCTTTGAATCGGCTCACCATACTGGTTCTTTCCTTTTATAACATTATACATCATGCCAACAGCCATGTTAGGATCCAAGAAATCTCCAAGTATGTTTTCTATTTGATCAAGCCTTTGAACTCCGTCACGCTTATATATAAGTCCTTGTATCTCATCGTAAGGATCTTCTGAACTCATGTTTACAAAACGTATATCTCCATTCTTCTCCATCTTGATGGGGAGTATGTTGGCCCCTTGCATCCATGCCGGGAGAATCATATTGGTTCCTCGAGCGACTACTGATAAGTCATCCTTTGTTTCATCATCATCACCTCTAACAAGATTTGCCAACACCGAGTACCCAATAGCGGACATCGCAGCCATAGCCGCACCCATTGTAACTGATTTAGTTCCATCTACAACATAAGCCTGTCTCTGCGATGGGGTTAGACTCTGGTTAGTTGCACCTTCCTTAATATCATTTACTGCATTTTTATATACAGCAAAGAAACTACGAAACGACTCTAATCTAAATGAAAGAAAATCTCCCAAAGGACTTTTCATTAGAACCCTAAACGATGGATGTATACGTGACATTGTAGGGAAGGTTTGCTTAATTCTTTCCGCTGTCATTTCGTTTACTTCGTTTTGCTCCTGAGGACTTAGTTCACTAAATGATTTACCATCTGGATTTGAAGCAAGTCTCTTTGCAAAGTTCTCTCTCTTAACCAGGAAGCCTACCAATTTAGTATAGTCATCAATAGCACCGTACTGATATGCAATACGCTTAGACTTTTCCTTAGCCTTACCAAGCCATGCCCACGCTTTGTCTGAACTATCACCATTCATTTGAGCAAAGAAAGACTGATTGATGTCATCAAACAGAGTAGCGCTTACAGAACTACCAAGCAACCCATATCTTGCCACTGTTTCCATTTGTTCTATCAACACTGGATCAGTGTATTCTCCTTTACGTATCTTTTTAAAACGTGTATTAAGATCTTTTATAACATTATATCCACCCAAGTTATCTCCAACAGGAAGTATACCATTGATCGCAAGAAAATAATAACCACCTATGATGTTCTTTCTCCATGTAGATAGGTTGTACAAAACTCTTGTACGACGCATCTGAAGAAGTGTAGCATAGTAAGCCTGCATCCCCTTGTTTTCAGAAGCATAGAGTGGAGTCATTTTTAAGGCCTGAACAAAGTCGTTACGTATAGCCTGACCATTCATTGGGGAGTTACGGTCTTTTACTATTGTAAAGTTTTCTTGGAAGTAAATATCTAATGCGTTGTTTAACTTTCTAAACTCCGTGTAATTTGTAGGCTCAATTATTTCTACTTTAGAACCATCTTCTTTATTATATATTTTCTGCGTGTACTCAATATCAATCCGGTCAAAGAATTCTGTTAGCGATTCTTGAGGATTTTTTAATCCAAAGTTTTCTGAATTATAGATAAGTTCTTTTAAGTTCTGAACAGAGACATTACTTGCTTCACTAGGGAGGACATACATCTGCTCACCCTTACTATCCGTCAAGTAGTTACTCCTTAGTACAGCGTTGTAAAGAGTACTAGTCAAAAGAAGATCACCAATACCTGCATTCTTACCTGCTTTGTTTACCTTGTCAACCAACCCGAACTTACCATATATATTAGCCAGGTTATTTACAGTAGTAGTAAACTTTATAAAAGCATCTTTCTCCTCACCTAAGTAATCACGCAACTCTTGAGGTAGGTCTTGCTTTGCTTTAAAAGATTTTGTAGGAACACGTAGCCCACCAAGATCGTCATCCCCTCTAAACTCATCAGACTGAGTATTACGTCCAGATATATTGTTTGCTTTTATCCGAATATCTTTTATATATTTCTGTACCCCTGCCCGTACTTCTTTTTTCTTGGTTTTTGCTGCATAATCAAATACCTGATCATCATCTCTGAAGTCAAGATTTTCTTCTTGTATTTTTTCAGCAAGAACACCAGCATCTATTTCTTCTTTTATCTGAGCGATATCTTTCTCTGAAAATACCTGAAGGTTGTCTGTCGCTGTTACTACTCCTGATGTATTGCCTGATTTAGAAAGGTCTTTTATTTCTTTATTTAAAGATTTCTTTTTAGCATCAACATATTTAACAATGTCTTCTGACTTGAGATGATTTAAGCCCATCTCTTTCATCTGTGCTATGATGTTTAATCCTTCAGGCGCTAGTTCTAATTGTTCTTGTAGATAAAAGTACTCATCCATCATATTCAGATTCACCATTGCTTCTTCTGCGGCTTCGGCTAACTTACTATTGAATTCAAAATCAGGATCAGTGAAGGCACGATAAGTTGTAGTTGCATAAAACTTAGAATTACCTTTTATGATATCCACCATTTCATCAGGCAGTATATCATACATTGGATTAGTATCAAACTGCCCTTGATAGAACGTACGTACTGTATTCATGATAGCCATATCATCAGCCAAATTACTGTTGATCTCTTGTAGCCTACGGAAGGCTTCTGTTTGAACACCGGCATCTTCACTAAAGAAGTAGTTAGACGCAGCGGTTTGTACTTCTTGTCGCTGCTCAGGTGTCATCTTCGCTGTTATCTTTCTAACTGCTTTTAATCTTACAGCAAGCAAATTTAAGTAAGGGACATTCGCCGACTGTGCAAACTCTTGCGCTGATAAAACAGCACCCTTAGTTCTTCTTAATCCAACGTTTGTTTTGCGCTCAAGTGACTTAACTTTATTTGAAACGCCCTTCGTTATACTAGAAAGTAGTTCGTCAAAAGGACTTAAAGTCTTCTCATAATTATCAGGGTCTATTAATCCAGACTGATTTTTTGCTTCAACCAGGTCTACTAACTCTCCATCTGGACCAAAGGTAGATTGTGGTTTTGTTCTTTGAAAGCGTTCAGTTCTTAGTGACTCTGGTTTAGTTACAGTACGGGCGTCACCACCAAGGCGCATAGTTTCAGCAGTTCCTTTCATGTAGTTAGCGAGATCTTGAGCGAGTGCAGCCTCTGTTAGATCACCAAAGTTAATATTACCTCCTGTTATCTTTCTTAATATGTTACCTATGTAAGCCTTTAGTTGCTCTAAGAATGTAGGATCAAACGTAATATTTTTATTAGCAAGAAGTCCTCCTAACTGAACCATAAATTCTTCAGACTGAAGTGTACCTTGTTCTTCTAGACTACCCTCATATCTTGTCGCAAAGTCATTCAACTGCTTTACATCTGATGCAGCCAATTGTCTTACAACTAGTTTCCTTAGTTGATTATAATCAGTTACATTTTCCTTGAAATGATCATTTAAAATATTGTGAAATATTTCATGATACGCTGTTTGGATGCCGGTGAACTTCTCTCCGGGGCCACGTGTCTGACCTTCTCCTGCTAGTTCTTTATCTATAGGGACCTCTACTGCTATTCTACCTACGTTCTTAAGAGTACCTTTTTTTACTGCTGTTTTACCAGCGCTTCTTTTACCAGCAGGTTCTACGCCAAACCCTGCTTTAACAAGGGCTGATTGATATCCTTCTCTACCGAATCCAACAGCAAACTTAGTCGCTCCTGGAATAGATTTCTTATAAGACTCCGAAGCAAGTAACATGTTTTCTAAATACGCTCTTTCTCCTGCCCTGAACTTACCCTCAGCCATAGCACGTCGTAAGTCCTCTACTTCCTGTGGGTTGTAAAGATCATAAGAGGTTCCCTCACGACTGGACACGTCCTTCGAACGGGACTGAACTTCTGTCTCTGAGGTTTTACTCTCTGTTATTTTTACTGTTGCACGATCACGGCCTTTAGTGCCATCTTTAAAGGTGACTTCAAACTCTACTTCAGCAACCTTGGTTCCGTTAGGAATTTCTCTTACTTCAAATACTCTAGTTATTTCAGTTGAACTTCCGTCAGTATCTTCTAATCCGTTTTCTGCTAAGTTGATTTCCTCATTCTCATTAAGAACTGTTTCAGGACTTACGCTACTATTACTTCTTTGATCACTGCTTCTGTTACTTCTATTTGACTGATACTTTGTAGTTTTTATACCATCTTTCTCAGAAGTTTGTTCTATAATAGTTAAGTTAGTTTTCTCACCTTTAACTATGACCTCTCTGTTTTCTATTATACTTTCGTTTTCACCCAGATCTATTTTATTAGGGTTACTCACTTCTTCTTCAGTAGTACTGGTTGTTAGTTCTTGATCTCCAGTTAATATTTCTTTGATCTGTGCCTGAAGATTACCGCTGTCTTTTTTTAGGGTTTCTACCGTACGGGGATCTACACCTTCAGTTTGAATCGTCGCTTCATTTGCTAATATGAGTTCAAGTATACCGTTGACTTCACCTTTTTGTTCCTGCTCTAACGCTAAGTAATTTTCCGAAAGAGTAGTCTTTAGATCATACTTCTTATCTCTTAGTTCTCTAAGTGATTGTTTCTTAACACGTGCTTCGTTTTTATCTACAGGTTGAATAGCAGATACTGCTGCGATCTCTGAGTTTAACTTAGACATCTCGGGTATAGCATCAACAGCGTTACTTGATTCAACTAGATCTTTTTGATTTGCAGTAGCCTTTATTACATCTGCGTATCTCAACTCCCCTGGGGTAGCGTTTAAACGCCCTGAAAGATTATAGGCCATAGCAGGACCAGCAGGACCAAGTTCAGCAAAAGCCTCAAGGGCAATGTCACGAGGTCTTATCTCTTCACCAGAAATTACTTGCCCAGCCAACTCACCGGTACCCCCAAGTAACCCTTGAGAGGCGGCTTCTGCTCCTAATATTTTTACTGCTCTGTTTGTGGTAGTTTTTCCTAACGCTTTTACAACAGATGTGCCAACCTTACCGGCAACACCACCTGATATAGCATCAAATATACCAATAGGTATACCTCTCTTTAGTCCTTTCTCTCTTGCCCTCTCCATGATTTTCTCATCCTCAAAAGCAAAAGCAAGTTGATCAGCCTTTGTAACATCTATGCCTTCCTCTCTTAACACATCACTAATTGAAGAAGCATATTCTATTGCCAACGAAGCAGCACCAAAATATCCAGCAGTAGCACCTGTTGTTGCACCTAATGCTGTACCTATACCAGGTACAACAGAACCTACTCCAGCACCTGTTGCACCAAGAGCGGCAGCGCCTCTGATACCCGCTTCTTTTGCTGACACCATAGATATAAGAGACTGAGGTATAACACGTATAATATCAAGTATAAAACTACCAACAGCATTAGATGTATCATATAGATAGTCTTCTTCCCTAGGTGCGTTCTCTTGTATAACTGAGTTTAGATAAGCGATTTTCTCATAAGGTACTTCCCCAGATATTTCTGCCTGTTGTATTACGTTAGCAAGAAGCCCAGGGGCAACACCGCTGTTGTATAACCGTGCTAACTCATTCTCTGCTTCAGGTATAATACCAGGCAACCCCTCAACTGGAGGGGCGATCTTTCTTGCTGATTCAGATTTGTAATATTGCTCTGCCATTGAGACAATACCAGGACGATCGGAAAAGTTTTCTCTTATATAATCAATGGACATGCCTTTTTCGTAGGCACTTTGTAATGAATTCAGTCCACCCGAAAGGATAAACTCTGAGTCACTGTTTACTGGAGAAGAAAGAGATTCCGTAGTATCTGGAACCAATCCTGATTCTGAAACCGAAAGAACTTCTTCCGACGATTCTCCTGTAGAGTCTTTTTTTTTTAGGAAAAACTCTTCAGCGGCCTTGTATTGCTCATCGCTGGTAACAGTACGAATGTAATCAAGAGGGACGCCTTTAGCGTAAGCCTTCTCAAGTACCTCTAATAATTCCTGGTCTTCCATTTCTATAAATTTACTATTATGTCTAGCCTATTTCTTACCGTAAAGTGACTCCATGTATTCATCCCATGTATAGTCCTTCATTGCCTTCTCTATTCTTAACTGAAGTTTTCTTATTGAATCGTATTTAGGACCTTTATTTAATCCAGGCTTCTCTGGATCTTCAAATACCTTTTCTTTAATTTGACCAATATACTCTGTATAGTTGGGGTCAGTATTGGAACGCTGATAATCTGAGTCGCGCATAATAACATCCAGAATATCCTCAAAATACCTATTAGTTTTTTCAACTTTATTTTCTACGTCACTAACGGCTTCCTGATTATTCTCTGCTTCTAACCTACCTGCCACAGATTCATCTGCTAGTATCGCTGCTTGATACTTATCTGTAATTTTTCTTTTTTCTCTACCGGCAAGTCCAGCCCATGCATCGCCTGTGACATCTTGTGCTAAACCTATCGCTATGGTGCGGGCCTGGTTACTGTTTTCTACACCACTAAGATCTATATCTGCTGGTAAATCAACCATCTCTTCCTCAATAGTCTCTTCCTCAATAGTCTCTTCTACAACAGCGGGTTCATCACCTTCGTACTGATCAATACCCTGATTCAAGAAGGCTACGTCACCCAGCACAGGAGATTCTGAAGTTGGTGCTGACCCTTCTGTTCCTTTTTCATTGAGATAGTTTTCTGTCCAATGCTCTTGCATCTCTTGAAGGGTACTGGCTATACTATTAACCGCTGTCTTGCCTCCTTTAATGCCTTCTCCTTGTATTTCACTCCAAGGAACTATGACTCTTGCTGTATGTTTCTTGTTACCACGAAGACCTCTAACATCTTGATCGTACCTCAGCGAAACTAATGGCTCACCTGTTGAAGATATTGCTAAAGACTCTATGGTGTAAATGTTATTATCACCCTTTCTGCTTACGATTGTTGGTGTAGAGTAACTTACGTTTTTAAACAAATCAGTGTCAGCGTAAACCATTCCAGTTTCCGGATCTAGACTGTCTTCGTATTCAGTCTTATATGAAGTAGTCACAACATTATCTTCATTAGTACCGTATGCAGGTATATATCCTAATTGACCTGTCTGAAATCCAGAACCTACTTTAGCGGCGCTGCTACCACCAGATGTTGATCTGTTTTTTACTGACTCTTTGCGACTAACCAACCTTACCGCTTGATCATCTTTTTCTTTCTGTGTTTGTATGTCGTCTGACAACAGGTTTGTAAGGCTTTCCGTTACATAACCTGCGTATTGCTGAAGATATTTTAACCTATCATCTTCGGACAATCCTCTTACCTTATCTATATCAGTGTAGTCATCACTAAGACCACCTAGTTGACGCATCGAAAAAGCAATTGCCTCATCTTCTTGCTCTTGTGATAGATTATTTCCATTGAACCATGTAGTTACAGATTCAGTAACTGCGCCAGGGTCTAAAGCCCCAGTCTTAGCCATGTTATAAAAATTATCAATACCACCACCGGCCTTGAGTTTACCTAGGATATCTCCTGCTACAGAGTTAGGGGCAACCTCCTTTACTGTGTATCTACGGAAATCTTTAGGGTTAGGAAGTTCAGTCATGAACCCCTGTATTTGATTAAGAGGTATGGCTATATCTCTTGCTTCACCCAACTGTGTGATTAATTCAGCCGGATTGTTATAATCAGAAGGATTAGCAGTAACAGAGGCCTCAAAGTCGTTTATCTTTGCAGTGTACTCAAGAGCATCTGCTGCTAGATTCTTGTAGTCACCATACATCTTTTGTCTTTTAGCCCTGCCTTTAAAGGACATGTCACCGTTATCTAAATCTGATTCAATAGCATCCCAGGCTTTTTGAAGTTCAGGCTGTAACCCTTGAGCAAAAGAACCACGCTCCGCTTGGAACTGGTTCAGGTAGTCTAGTTTTTTTTGCTCTGTAATTTCACGCTGTTGTTTAGAGCGTTCATAGATAGCGCCATAATCAACATTTGGCACCTGGCCTATCGCCATGAATTGAGATGTATCAGCCATTACTTAAATTGTTCTTTGCTTAGTAAGTTACGTATGAATCTGTGAAGTTTTGTATCTCCTTTTACAGATAACTGAAGTAACTCCTCTGCTTGTTCTGGGTTAAATATATATTCACCCCCTGTCATTTCTCCTATCTTATCCCCTTCTTGAACAATATCAATCGGATTCTCTTCGTGGTCAAATTCACCTGGTGTTTTTTCTACCTCACCTCCATGTTCAAACCCATTAAATCCTTCACTGCCCATTGGAGATCCTGATGTTAGTTCTTTTTCAAATTCCTCTTCAGCAGCAAGTTTTGCGGCAAACTCATCTTCAACAATATTAAAACTCTGTGTAGGAATATTTTTAAATCCTCCACCAGATTGTGATGGGTTCCGTTTAGTTTGATTTAGCATCGCTTGCAATGGATCTAACATAGGCGAACCTGCATTACCAACGAATTCTGCTTTCTCTTGCACAGAGATTACGTCCTCTACCGGTGTGTCTTTAGTTGTTTTAGAACTCTCACCCATTGATCCCGCTATTCCTGCTAGTCCGCCAATCATAGAAGAAACTCCACCGAGTGTTGCGGTACGTGCTGCATCTGCGGCTTGGTTTAAGCGATTTCTATTATCAACAACACCAGCATTGCTAGTCTGTAGATTTATCTTATCCTCAAGTCTGCCAGTACGAGCGCCTAATGAACCTAATCTATCTAACGCACGTCCGGTGCTTAACTCTGTTGCTCTTAGTAAGCCAGGTGTAGCGGCTTGTAAAGCACGAGACCCACCTGTATTGCTAATCTGTAGTGCTTGAGTGGCTTGAGATCGTAGCGCTGAGTCTATTGCGCTTTGTGAATCAGACTCTTGTCTTGCTATACGATTACGTGCGGCCTGAGATCTAATAGGGCCTGAAGCCATAGCATCAGCCTGTGCTAATTTCTTTTTAGCCTGATTCTCTTGGTATAAACCGTAACCGGCTTGTGCCGCTCCTGCTCCAAGATTAAATAAAGGTCCTATCATATCTCATTTTTTTTAACCTTACAAAAATAAGGATAACTACTGTCCTTGTTGGTTGTGTAAGTTTGACTTAGTATATATAAAGTTTATTGCGTACAACTCATGTGGAGTTGTATTTGAATTTACAAATTTAGCCTGCAAGTAGTAGTCCCTTATAGAGTCTCCTTCTATAGCAGAATTAGCAATCAGCACTAGTGTGTCTCCAGCAGAGAAACCAGATATGGTTGCATTACAAGTTAATTCTTTTTCTCCAGAAACAGAAACAGCATAAAGGTTTAAAGGCTCTAGTTTGTTTTGAGCAACATTTAAAAGATACAGCGCTGTTGAATCTCCCAATGGGAATGACTGATTATTAATAGCATTCTTGAAAGTTATCTTATCCGTAAGAGGACTCGGTAATGCATCTACTTCTCCGAGTGAAAAGACTTCAGACGTTCCGCTAACGGTAGTAACATCTGCGGTAGAAGTGTACGTGACATTGTTTGTGGAGTCTTGATGTATGGAAGCGTAGTAGAAATTTTCTTTTTCGTCCCAGATACTTGAGGCAATCGCACTTGTTTGATCACTATTTTTAAGTGTAACGGTCCAATCAGAGTTATTACCCTCAAGGCTTAACGCTTCGTAAACCTTAATCATGGACGGGTTGAAATTAGAAACCACCTCTACTATTGTGTCCCCGGTAATTCCATAAAAAGTGTTCTTTGGAACATCTGGTGAATGCTCAAATATTTTACCCGCATTAAATGTATACATTCTATCAGTCAAGGAAATAATTCCTTCTGCATTGTAAGAATATCTTGTGCTCCAGAACTTATCCCATAAATTATATGCAATAGTAAATGCAGGAAGCGTCTCACTAGTATCGCTAACTGTTATACTACCCGTAGGTTCTGTTGCTCTAAATTCTATTACCCCTGTTAATTGATTAAATGTACAAGGATAAAACGCTGTATACTGAGACGTTGTCATTACAACTGGTATATCAGTAGTCAAAGATGTAGATTGTGAAGGAGAGTAGTTCTCAGATATCCCTACGATCGGATTAGATGTTAGTTGATCTATTAGCAGTAATCCACTTCCAGCGGTATCCCATGTATCAAAGTCACATTCCCATTGTCTAACCTCAGTATTAAAGAAGAACGTAAGTGAATCATCATATATAGGGGTTACATTTATTATTGCCCCACTAGCATTTGTTCTTGCGTTACCTACCCCTTGTGTTCCAGCACAACTATCATCAATAGCAATTCTAGATGTAAACAAAGCAGGAGAACTTATAATGTATTCTGTATTCTCTCTATCTATACCACCGTGGTATCTTTTGTTTTTAGCAGATAAAGCAGTAGAGAAGGTTTGTTGCTTAAAGAATCCATCAACTAGAACTTCACTAATTACTGTAATACCTGTTTCTTTGCCAATACGTAAAACTTTACCAGCACGAGAATCCATGAAGTATATCTGTCCACGATACTGTGCAACAGACTCCGGGTTATTATTAACTCCGTACTCACCCGTATAGTAATTAGCAGGACCGAGTACCATATTAGAATTAACAAGAGCCTCACCTGAATCCGCTGTTAGTATATTTCTCTTGACCGGAACAACACCTGCTCTTCTTTCGTGTATGACATACATCAATTGATCATGAGAGACCATGGACTTTATAGATCCATAATCATAAGATAAATCAGAGAAGTTTAACAGCGAAATATTAAACGAGGAAAGCCCAAGTTGAGACTGATCAAAAGCAAATGGATCTGAATATGTTATTGATCCGTATCTCTTGATTGTCCTTGCATCTGGAAGGTAAGCAAAACTCTTACCCAGAGAAGTATAGTCTGATTTAAAGAAGTCACTTACTCTTGGATCTTCAATAAAATCTACTAAAGCATTTTGAGAAAAAGCAGCAGACATGTTTCTCCATACATCTCCCTTACGAGGGGCACTGGCATAAAATAATGTACGTAGTCTAAAGTAAGAATCACCTTGGTCTATATTAAATACAGAGTCAGGGTTTTGTACAGTTACTGCGTATATATTCGTCGGAGTCCAGGTGTCTGTTGTGTTACCATAAATACGTACAGTATATCCACTTTCAGAATCATCATCAACTACGTTGCCTATAGTAATGCTTTCTCCACCGGCAGTTTGTACCTGATCTCCTTTAAACAAACGTATTGCAGACAAGGCTACAACTTCGTTTCCTGATTGAGAAATTATCTTAAGTGTAGTTGATGTACTTATTCTATTAGTTTGATGAACTCCTGCGCTGTCTATAGATAGGTTTTCCCCAATCTCATAGTAGAACATATTATTAAATGCATCAGACTCTCTAAATATCTCTATTACACATTGATTATTCCAATTGGAATTATTATCCATTATACTGGCCGTATTCCAGCCAAATGTGTTATTGTCTTCTAACACTAAGAAGTCTCCTGTAGTGTTCTGTATTGAAGCCTTAGAACTTCTATCTAATATAGGGTTGGTAGTAGGACTCGCTAACAATGTAGTAAGCCTTGACACCCTCCAGGTTTTAGTCTCCTTAATATTATCACCATACCTAACTATGCGCACTCTGTCTCCTTCGGCAAACCCATAACTTATGTCAGCACCTAACTGATTATCATAAGAGTTGTTTCGGCTCTGTAATGTACCTAGGGATAGGTATATGTTTTGTGCTGCACCGAAGCCACCTTCTGCGGCATCATTCAAAGCAAGGTAAGCACCACCTATAGAGTACTGTATCTTATTTACAATTGATCCTTGGCCAGCGTATACAACACTAAACCTTGACGCCCATGTTGGAGCAGTGTGACGGATACGCATAGTGATATCTGCATAGCCATCTAAATTGTTTTGATTATCTCTGTTGTTTGTGTGCTGTACAAAAGTCTCCTCCAACAACGGCTGTACTCCACCGGCTCTACCTTTGTCGTCAAAGTATATTAATCCAAGTTCATGATTTGATCCAGATTTAAAACACTTGTTTCCGTCCATGTCATCATTAGCAATAGCAAAACTACCACCCTGAGTTATATATCCTCCGTTTCTTTCAATAGAAGCATTTCTGCCTGAAATGTTTGCACCAGTGTTTGTTAAGTAAAAACCATTTGCAGTTGGAACTAGTCTGAATGCTGATCCGCTGTTAATAAGCGCCTGTTCCCCGTTGATGTTGCTTTCTATAAGGTCAAAAGTGGACTGCACTCCAAAGGGTTGAATAACTTCAGCCTCTCTTGTACCAAACACTAGTTTATCAACCTTCATAGTCACAAGACTTAAGGATAACTTATAGGTATCTATGCCTGTGGTTGGGTTAGGGTTTGTTCTTCTAAACCAAACTTCTCCTGACCCAGAAAATGCAGCAGACTCAACTGTTGCTCTGGTACCAAAGCCTGTAGTAAACGTGCTAAACCCAGCCTCACCTTGTTGTGGCATTAACTGAGTTGGATACAATCCTTCTATAGCGGTATTTACCAGTGTTTGAATTTGAGAACGGGTACTATTAGCCGGAATATCAATTATCTCTCTTACCTGAAAGCCACTGCTAATTACTTTAATTCCTTTTTTAATCTTTTTTATTCCTACACTTTCTTCTGTTGTATCAGAGGTACCCTTCTGAGCAATGAATCTTATTTGAGGAGGTAAGTTTAATACCCCTGAATCAAGGTTTAACCCAGTCTGATTACCGGCACCTCCTCCAGTTGCAATAGTCCTGAGCCCAGCCATAGCCGCCATCTTTTCAGCCTGTGTTGAACTTACTTTATTACTACCAGCAGCGTCACTAAATACCTCAAATTTACCAAGGTCTTCTATAAAATTAAAATCATTAGTATTATTGAGAACATTTCGAATAACCATTGCTCCATCATTCCAATTAAAGGACAATAAAACTTTAGAGTCTTCCGTAACTCCACCAAAAGGTATGTTACTAAAGTCTATATCTATAAAAGAACCCAGATTAGGCTGTAGGGTTGTGTTCTCAGATACAGTAATCTCAAATGTGTTTGGCTTTGCATTGTAGTTGGGTAATGAATCAACATCCATAAATGGTAAGTTGTCATAATTCTCTGTATACCCTCCGTAGAACAGCCTACCCTGTGACAGCGCTTGACTATCCGCCTTTTGAGGGAGGTTGTCATATCTCTTGTCTTGAGTCTGAGAAGATAACCCAACATAATTAGAATCATTTCTAAAGAATATATTTTGAGTACCTCCTGAATTAACGTTAGGTATTGTTTCAATCAAAAAGAACGGAGCATCCTTGTCTCCAATCCTTGCGTATATATTAATTTCACTTACATCTGCGGCGCTGTAGGTTACCTGTATCTTTGCTTCGTTAAAAAAGTTTCTTGCTCCAGCATTAATAAACCCATCTTTCAATTGAGATTTAGAAATAGCAAGTTCAGAATAAGGACCTAAAGCACTTTGTTCTCCATCGAAGTATTCATACTGATAAGAAAACTGAAAGTTCTTTTCAAAGATGTCGTTCTGAGGAGACGCAGAGTTGTTCTGAAAAGTGACTATAGGTGCTACAAGTGGTTGTGCTTTTGCCGCTGTTATATAAGCAAGCCTGTCAGTGTCTGACCCTGATAAAAAGTTTGCAGGATAACCGCCTGATCCGGATATACTCTGCTCTGCAAGGTTTGTATTAATCTTCTTAGGTTGAGTCAGGCTGTCATTGAAATACAATAATATATTCCCGTTGGATAACCTTATGATATCTGCATCTACATGTCCCTCTTCGGTAAACTGTAATACAGAGTCTTGATAAACTATAAAAGTCTTCTTAGCGTTTTGATCGTACCTAAATATAGTATGATTCGTGCTGCTGTTCCAGACAAAGTAATATATCTGTGATGACTGCTCATCTGCAATTGATCCAATAACGACATTGCTACCAGCCGGTATTGTGCCATTCTCTATAGTATCGGCTCTACTGATATTACCCCACGCATTCTTTAATACCTGAGCATCAATCTCAGAGTCAACAGAGACACGCACGTTTTGAGCGTCCACCATTTCGGTGCGCTTAATTAAACGCTCGTCATCATCACTGTTGAGATAGCGTGGTATGATTTTATCAATAGAAGGCATTGACTATGCTTTAGGGCTTAATTTGAAATTTCTACGGCTTGTACTTAATGCATCAAACTTGTTCCACGATTTCAATCTAGCATTTGCTAATCTACGTTCGTTATAGTATTCTGCACGCGCACGCTGTTTCTCAGTTACCGGTACACTAGACTTTCTGTGTACGGTTTTATAATATATGTACGCTCTTAATGCTTCTTCCGCGTATACAGGAACACATGGGTTGTCTGACTTGGCTGCATCTGATATGTACTCAAGAACAATCTGCGTAGAAGCGGAAACCAATGAAACCTCAAAGCGACATTCTTCCCAGTTCACTCTATACTCTCCTGCTCCTTGACCACCACCAAGTCCATACAAACGACCCATTGTAGCCTCATAAACAAAGTTTCTAAAGACATAAGAATCAAAACCAAGTAAGTAGTCTGGTATAGCATCTGCTGGCTGATCAGGTAGCAAGTTCATGTTTGGGTTTTCCGCAAACACATATACTAATCCATCATTACCAAGTTGGCCCATCTTAATCATGTCAACAAAATCAGCAGGCATCTCAGCAGTACCAAGAGATTGGTTTACGTCAAGCAATACTGTCTTAACGGTATGTGCTATATCAAAACCAAACTCACGTATACCTCTTAAAGCATACTGACGCAACATATAATCAGACGCATTTGAACCATAGTCATCTGAATCTATACTCATCGTGTAGTCGTTGACTACCTTATCTACTGTTACGTATGCCTGGCTCATTATCTATTCTCTTGTTTTGTTACCTCTGAATTAGAGTAATTGTATACGTTAGCATCACGAAGGTTGACTCCAATCAGAAGCGCTACTTCATTTACTAATTCACCAAAGTATTGTTCTGGCAATTCAAAGTCTACACTATTTGCTGCTAAGTAAAGTTCGACACCCGCGACTGAAGATGAGTAACCAAACTTAGGAGAAGCAGAAGTTTTCAGTCCTGTTGTAGGCACTGTTCCTTGAGGTAACTTATAGTACCTAAGGTTTATTTTATTGATGCTTGTGTTTACATTAGGGAATATCTCTATTTGATTTCCTATCAATGCAACAGGGGCATCATCTGAAGGTGCTGATAAATCGCTGTTTAGTATACGATCTATGTGATCTTCATTGTAACACATCTGAACCACTGATTGTGACCTAACACCTAGTATCATCTTGCCTATAGTAGATATTGAAATTGCTCTTGCAAAATCAGAAGGCTTGTCTACCACTCCAGAACTTAAAGTCAATTCAGACTTCTTTGCAAATGTCGACAAATCTTCTTCTATTTGTTTGAATCGAGCGAACTGACGAGGCCCGTCAAGTTGGCCACGACGCAACCTGTTAGCCATAGTCATTTCTTCAAACAAACTATTGAACACATTCATCTGCGCCATGCCTGCAAACTCATTGAATATTGCTGGCGTAACAAACCCTCTTTGGTCTTTGTTGGCTATATCTCTTACCGCTTGGTAAACTCTTTGTACACTGGCCATAATTGTTTTTGGCTTTACAGCAAATATACGAAATAAAAAGAGGGGGCCTTACGGGACCCCCTCTACTGCTTACATACGTGTAACACAACACATATACGAATAATGCACTGTAAATCTACGAAAGTTTTTCTAATCTATTGACTAGTTCTTCGTATACAGAAGCACCTTTCTCAGTAAGACAAAAACGAACCATCATGTCTTTTGGATCCTGACCTTGAGGAACAGAGATAATTAATCGTCCACTATCGAACCAGTATATGCCATCGTTCTTACAAGATATAATCTGAAAATCAGTTGCTTGAATAACTGCTGAACGTGTCTTTACTCTTGGATCATCGAACATTGCAATGAAAGCCGCAGGACTAGATTTCGCTTCACGCAACATCTCTCTACGGATATCAATCATTTTCTGCTCAATATTTATATTCAAAGATAGAGCAACCGCTAGTATCTCATCAGATCCTTTAGTACGAACAAGAGACACAGCGTCATGAGTCAAGAACTCGCTGTTTACTTCTTCTTCTGAATCTCTACTATTATCTAGTAGTTTAAATAGTTTACCACCATTAGCGCTATTATTTGGATGTAGTTCTAGGAACTTAGCAAGGTTAGGTTTATTGTAAGGAACTGCAAGTAGACCGTCTCTAAAAAGAATATGCTCTCTTCTAGAATTTTGGTTTTGTTCATCACGGAAGATGCTTGGTTCTCCTGGGCAGTAGCGTATACCACGAACCAAATTGGTTTCAGGATCATACACACTTGCTTCAGATTTAATTTTTGTAACGATACCGCCTCCTCTATTGATAGAGAAAATCTTTGTGGTGTCCGGGGCTGCATCTTTTTTGATTACGCTGTAGCCTTTTTTAGGCTCAGGTGTTTTCTTTTGTGCTGCCTTAGGAGCAGCCTTTGTTGTAGTTGACATTTGAATAGAATTAAATAATTAAAAAAGAGAGGGGCAAATGCCCCTCTCCGGTAATTGTTCTCCTTATGGTTTCTTGATAAGGATGTGTTGGTTCGCTGCGCGAGTAACCAATGCACACTCAGAACGGTAGTTGAACTGTAGATCATCTTTGTTGGTGTTGTTTACACCTAAGATAGAACCTGTCATCCAGTGCTCCATTTCACGAGAGTATCCGTTAGTGTCTTTGTAGTTTAATTCCAAAGCAGCGGCACGAGTACCAGTCTTAGGATCTACTACAGTAGTTAACGGAATCATTGCTCCCACATAGTCAGAACCAGCCAATAATGTTGGGTCGTTCAATAACTTCCATGAGTGCTTGTGGAATGTATATCCACCACGCTTGAATGAATCGAAGCCTAGTTCTGAACCACGTCCACCGAATGCACCGATACCACTAGTTGTGTTAGTGAAACCAGCAGCGCCGTTCAATGAAGCAACCATGTCATCAATTGCCAAAGCCTGAGCAGTGTTCACGTACATAGCGTACTCTGGTGCTGCACCTTGCTTATCAAGTTCAGCGATCAATACATCCATTTCTGTGAAGTCATCGATCTGACCACTCTGTACAATACCACGATTCTCAATAGCAGCGAAGTAACCTTCTCCCGCTGTTGGGGTACCACCGATGTTTGTAGTTGTCAATGTATTGGTGATGTTCTCACCTAACAATAACATCATTTCACGCTTATCTAGGAAACGAGCACGAGTGTCCATTTCTCCTTTTACGTACCAGCGGTAATCACCGTTACCTACATTAACCCAACCAATGTTAGTTGCTTGAGAACCTGTAACCTTAAACACCTCTTTGATGATGTTGTAAGCGTTTGTACGCTCGATTACATTCGACTCTAAGTAACCAGCATTTTGATCAGAACCCTGAGCAAACAAGTTACCTACAACCGGAAGGTTTATAGCAGCAGTAGAAGTAGTAGCACCAATGTTACCACTTAGAGACTGAAGTACGTAGTCAGCCGTTGCAGTTTGTGCAACCTCACCTGTTGGAGTAATTGCAGTAACAATCATACGGTGCTCGCCACCAAATAGAACTACGTCATTCAAACGTAATACAGAAGCATCACCTGTTGCTTTCTTAACCGTAACTGTAGTAGCCGTTGAAGCCGCTGTTGCAGTTGGGTTAGCAGTTGCATAAGAGTGAAGACGAGTTTCTTCCCAGTACTGAACCTTGTCAGCAGTTCCGCTTGCACGTATTGCACCTGTAAGGCTTAAGAACCCTGTTAAACCACCAGAGATTTGCTGGTAACCATAGGTCTTAACCAATTGGTCACGGTTATCTGGGGCATTGATTTTGTCAATAAAATCTCCTAACGAACTGTATTTCGTTGGATCTAATCTGCGGAATACCGCGTCTTTGTTGTCATTAAACACCGGAGGTGCTGAAGATGTAGCCATGCTAAATAATTTTTAGTTTCTTATTATAAAAATGTTTGATGCCTCCCAAGTGCATCGAGCACCTGTTCGGTAATGAAATCGTTTTGACTTTGGTCTGGATTTGCTTGTGGGCCAGAGGCGTCTATGTTAGCAGCCTTCTCAACGATGTTGCGTTGGCCGTCACTTAAACCTTGAGAGTAAATGCTCTGTATAATATTTGGCAAGTTATCTGTAACTGTCCGATGCATATTCCACAAATCATGATCCCACTCTCCTTTGGGGTCCACGTACTTATCAAAGAACTCAGTCATGTTGCCGTTATCTTTTGCTAGTTCATTACGGTAATCAGCCTTAACGCCATAATTGAATTCACGATCACCTGGTAGTTCAAAAGCAATTTCGCTTAGTTCTGTTAGTGACTGCGCATTCGACCTAAACCAATCCGTATCAAACGGGCTATCGGGTTGAGCAACATTTGAAGCCTCTTGAGACGGCAGGGTATACGCTTCACGAAGCGATCCTACACTCTGTCGAGCCTTCTCTGAATCAATCTTTAATTGCAGGTTCGCAATTTTTACTTCCTCTTCAGAATAAACATTATCATCTGTACGGTACTTGGAAGAGATTAATAAATCAATCTCGTCATTACCAAGAGATGGGTATTCACTTGCCATTTGAACCCGCATAACAGTGCGATCATCCATTTCGGATGGATCTAATGCCTGGTAGCGGAACCAGTCTTCAGGTGAACGACCTGTTTTATCTACAAAGTCAGCAATAACTTGAATCCTTGGATCAAGATCTAACTCAGGTGATATAGATTGAGACGCTGTTGTTTCTCCTTGTGCTGGGGGCGTTTCACCCATAAGCGCATTGAAGAAAGTTTCAAAGCCTTCATTCTCATTATTTAAAGAACCTTGCTCTGGCTGGTTGATCGGCTCAATAACTTCTTGAGTTACTGGTTGATCTTCCACCGGAGCGGCTTGTTGTACTGGTTGAGCCGATTCAACTACTTGTTGCGGCTCACTCTCAGTTGCAGGTGCTACTGGTGCACTTTGCTCTGGCGCCTGTGTCTGTACAGGTTCTTGTACAGGCGCTTGTTGCATCTCTTGTACAGGGGCATCTTCTGGGGATCCTGGCATCGTATCAGTGATAGTAAAGCCGGCATCCTGAAGAGCCTGTTCCATTTGAGTTTCTAATTTATCCATTTAAAGTATATTTATATATGTAACAAATTTAAAACATAAAGTGTATTTTAGCCATAGTGAGCGCACTGGCACTCATTGTGGTTAGGAGTAGCCAAAAGAAAAGGGGACCCTGTTAAGAGTCCCCTTTTTTTGATGTAGTAAAATAAGTGTTTAGTATTGGTCTTTCGCTCCTGGATTAAAACCAGCCTTCGCACCAAGCATAGTCATAGTGGCCTTTTCAGTTTTACCCCCAGCCTTGTATTTTTTAGTACCACCGCGACCTGCATTGCCATCAACGACAGAGTCTGTGTTAGACGCAAGTAGATCAGCAGCCATTTTTCTTTGGGCTGGATCTTCAAGTAAAGCCTTTAATAGACCTCCGTTTTTATACATTTTCATTAATCTGTCGTCCATGATAAAGTATTTTGTTATTGCAAATTTAAGTAATGTTATCTAAGTTTATATAAGTGAATAAATATTTACACTCTGTACCTTAGATCTATACTTCTTTGCCATTACCACTTAACTTTATTTGCCCAATACGCAGCAGAGAATTTACCTCTAGCAATATTTTTAGCATGACGAGCCTTGAATGAAGCACGTTTCTTTTTCATCTTATCAGATTCCCCTGCTTTTGGTTTACCCGCTGTTGATGCTCCTTGCTCTCCAAATCTAATAACCTTTACCTTATCGCCTTCTTTTGCAGCAACTATGTGTGATTTCTTAGCGTGATCAGGAGTACGCTTTGGTTGGTTAAAACCTGATAACCTATATCTCTTTAATATATTCTTGTACTTGCTTTCGGACATAGTACAAATATAAGGATTATCGTTTTGCTCCTGGTACAGCGAGGTGTGTCTCAAGTTTATTTACAATCTCAAAAACCTTTTCATTTTCATAATGATGAGATGGGATTATAATATAAAGTAGCCTTAATTGTTCTGTGGTTAGATCTATGTAATGCGTCATTTTATCTCTTGTTGCAAAAAGATACTAGCACAAATCTTTTACCTTTAGTCACAGGTCTTGCTCCATGTCTGTGCGTGATCACAGATGGATGCACAGATATATGTCCCGCTTCTCCTTTATGTAGTTGTTGTTGACGAGAGAACCAAGTACCCCCTCCTTCGTAGTCGTCATTCAGTGCTAGTACCATTGATATAACAGCGCCATCGTGATGAAGAGAAAGGTGACCTTGAACATCTTCTTCATACTTGATTATAAAATTCTCACTAATCATATCGCCCCACATTTTACCTTCTAGTTTCCATTTGTGAATAGCAACAGGATAGACAAATTCCTCTAATATTTTTTGATAGTACTTCTGAAGCCCTAATACCTGGATAAGCATATCAGTGGTAGGATAGTTATCGTGTCTTTTTTTCGTCCACTTATCAGAAAACTGAGCCTCTTCAATAACTAAATTACAAAACTCCTTAGTAAACAATGGGAAGGTGAATATATCTCTTATTGGTTCATCTACAATTAAATCATACTCTTGCAGCCTGGCACTATACGTAACGAACCTGTCACAGAACTCAGGATAAGGTATATCTCTAAGGCGCTGTTTAGTTATCATCTCAGTTGTAGATGTTTCTTTGCTACTTGTTTGTCCAAACATATAAGGAACTACAGCAACAGCGCGTGTATCCTTTGTTATGAAATCTAAATCTTTTCTTGGATGAACGGAATGTGTAGTACTTAAGAACTCATCAAGAGGGAATATATATTGATTGAATTGTTGTTCCATGAAAAGTTTACACCCCTCTCTAGTCAGCATATATGCATGAGAGTTGTAAGTATAAGAAGGAACTACAAGATGTTTGTTGATTTCACTTTTTGGCGGACTCATAAAGTTATGGCCCAGATACATCAAGGTCCAGTCATGATCAGTTTTAACCTCCTCTATGTCGAACTTACGTGTAGACTTAAAATCTTCTTCAAGTATAAGTATTCTTTCATAACCATTATCATAAGCATCTTTCCATACACGCCAATGAGACAAGGAACAACCTATTTCTCCTGGCAATACATTTCTATTCCAAAACCTATTCTCTGAATCTATTTTCCACCAATCCGCTACGGTGTAATTATCAGTCATGTTCTCCCCGGTGTGGCCGTTAGATGCAGGGAATATGTATACTGGAGAATCGATACCGCTGTCCTTTACCCTCTTTGTTAACTCTTCTTTTTTCTCTACTGAGTCAAGAGTAATGACATAAGTCATTTCGATGTAATCTGATTTACTTTCCATTATATTAATCCATTCTTTAGATACATTTTTCCAATCTCTTGTTGACACATATTCATCAACCTTATTCCAATCTTGCGTTTCTTTAGTGAATCCACCTAAGGTTTCCTTTAATCCTGCTAGTTCATTAACCATAGGCTTAACGTGATGAGCAAGCATTTCAAGCGCTGTTATACAGTAGGTTTCATTGTAATGAGTAGGGTAATACCAGTACTCCATTCTTGACAGTAACTTGTATAAATCTTCTGTAGGTAAACTACCGTGATATGTCACGTTCTCAAGTTTTGATATACGATCGCTATAGTATTCAGCGAAGAAGTCTAATCCATAGGAAGGTGTACTAATATGTAAATGCCCCTTAATATATTTCTTTTCAAAGTCAGAAAGAACAGCGTCTAAACCACGCTCTGGATGAGATGTATATACATATGAATCTTTAATCTTAACACGTACAGGCTCAACTAAAGATGTATGTATGCCATTACCTATTACCTCTACTCTGTCTCCAAGTAATTGAGCAAATGGTTCATTACTTAAAAAGTATTCTTTATGCCAATCAGTTAAACAAACAATAATATCTGTCCCTAGATAAGCCTCTTGTACTTCTATGTCAGACATCTCGTTACCTCTATACCAAATATGAGGGTGCTCATTATGAAGCCAGAATATCTTTTTAGTATTAGGGCTTAGGTTGTAATACTTCTGATAATGTAAATATGATACACCGATTAGTATATCTATATCTGGAAGTTCGCTTATCTGTTCTATTGTGAGATACCGAAGATTACCGCTGTTTGGGTATTTATCATGCAAAGGTTTTAGGTTTCCTACAACAAAAACATCATGTCCTATCATAGCCAACTGCTGTGATAAACCCATAATGCATTGCTCTGTACCGCCTATTCCTGGTGCGTTGTGATATAAATTCCAAGGTTCGCTATAGTACCCTGCATGAAATACAATGTTCATTTAATAATACAATTGAATTAATAGTGCATCATTAAAGATACATTATCTAACTCATCTTTGCAATTCGAAATCCACCGCGCTTATTAAACAAGCCTTTTTATTGATACAGTGTTTTGAATACCGTTAGCCTGATAAATATCAAGACTTTTACTATTACCATCTAGCCAGAATATTCTTAAAGCAATGTCTGTGTTTGCACTTACAGTAACATAAGAAGTGTTAAACATAGCAGTATAACCCCCTTGGT